CTTTTCAGCGTTTGTTGAGCAAGCCAAGGCTGCCGTCTCTGCTGCTATTCCAAAAACAGCGCAAGAGCAAATTCCAGCTGCCTATGGCACGAGCCCAGAAAGGATGGCGAGGCTGTATGGGAATGCTCGTGGCCAAGGTGCGGGTCGATTTGGAATTTCAGAAGAGCAATGGCTGGCCGGCTTCAAGAAAATTGGCATGGTGCCAGATTTTGAAAAAATGTTTGGCAAAGAGCAATGGAGCCTTGTTGAACAGGGCAATGACATACCAGAAATAGAAAACAAGATTAAATCAATAATCCTCGGCGCCGCGTCAAAGGCTGCCAAGGAGATTATTGCAGGCTCGTCTTCTCTCACTACAATTCCAGGCCAGGCACAAATTGCTGGAGCCGGGGAAATAGTCGCGGAGGACGATAAGCAAAGGCGGCGAATCGAAGAGGCATATCGACGCTCTGCCGAAAGACAGGCCGCGATCATGGCAGAAGACACAGCAATGCGGATTGCTGGAAAAAGCCTTGTGCCCGCTCCAGCGGCTCAACCCATACCAGAAGTTCAACCAGCTCAGGCAGCACAACAAATTCAAGAAAAGACAGCCATTGGCGCAGAAGTTAAAAAAACAATTGATTCCGTCTTTACGGATATTGGCATAGCCGCAAAAAATGGCGTCAAGAAAATACAGGAATCAAAAGTCGGCCAAGCAATTGACTCGATTTCAAGTAACATAGGAACAGCCGCCGATAAAGCCAGCCAAAAGATAAAAAAAACAGAGGCAGGCAAGGCTTTCGACTTCGTTGCAGATAAGACCAAAAAGGGCGCCGATGCCTTCCTTGCCAAAATAAAAGGAACAAAGGCCGAAAAAGCCTTCGATTTCTTGTTCGCTCAAATTGATCGAGCAATCGACAAGGCCCAGAGCGCGGCGAGCGGCATTGGCGGCGGCTTCGGCGCTGGTGGCGGCACCCGTCCCCCCTCTGGTGGCGGCCCTGGTGGCCCCGGCGGCCCTGGCGGCCAGAAAGACCCGGAGGAGTTTGCCCGGAGGCTTGACGAGGCAACGAAGAAGGGGGCAGAGGCGCTGCTGGGCCTGGAGGAGCTGAGGGATCCCACGAAAGCATCTATCAATGAGATAGAAGCCCTTTCTGCCGTATTGAAAGAATTTAGGGCAGTTCTTGATCCAACCGCGAAAGGCTTTGATCGCCTTGACGACCAGCTTCGCGAGACAATTGCAAAAATTGATCGTGAAGGGCAGGTAAGGGCTCCTGACGCGGGCTTCTTGACGAGATTCACGAGAGATCCGCGCAAGGCAAATGCCATCAGCGAGGGATTGATTGGTGGCGCGTTCCCGCTGCTGTTTGGCCAGGGACTCGGGGCATCGGTTGGCGGCGGCCTTGGCGGTTTTGCTGGTGGTTTTGCTGGTGGCGGCCTTGGTTTTGGCCTGTCCCTGATTGGCACTGCTCTTGGCACTGCATTTGATACTGCTGTTCAAGGCGCCAAGGAGCTTGGTGCCGCTCTTCAGAAACCAGTAGAAAACTTTGACAAACTTGCTGAAAAATCGTTCTTCTCTTCCAGGGGGCAAGAAGAGCTGATTAAAAGAACAATTCAATCTGGCAACGCATCATTCGCTTCTGCCCTGATTCAACAAGAGGCAATTAAAAAAGTCGGCGTTAATGGTGTCAAAAATTTGAAATATTTGGAAACTCAGTCCGACAAGCTGGGCAGATCATTTGCAGAAGTTGGCGTGGGAATTCAGGCATTTATCGCTGGCCCACTCGGATCTCTGCTTGACGCACTTAACGTATATGTTCTTGAACCAGCTGTCGTTGCAAATAGACTAAAGGCAGTTAGGGGAGGGCTTAGCTCTGAGCAGCAGAAAATCCTCGACAGGGAAATTGCCAGAGCCGGCGGTCTTGCGGAAAGTTCAAGGCTGCCATCGGAAAAAGTGCCGGCAGGACTTTTTGATAATGAGCTAAATGTTTTTATTGACACAATATCCAGGATTAAGCCAGAAAAAATTAAGGAAATTATTGATAGATTTGAGTCTGCAACGCTGGCAAACATAAAGCCTACCCCAAAAGAGGCTATTGAAACGCAAATAAATATCAAAAATAAGGAGCTTGAGCTTAGAGATATTGGCAAAAATGTTATAGATCAGGCCCGCAACGCGGCACGCGAACAGCAGGATCTTGATAAGCAAAGATTTGAAATTATTGAGTCCTACGAAGAGAATATTGGACAGATTCGCAAGCAAATTGAAAATGAAGTTTCTCAGCGTCGCTTTGCAATTCTTGAAAAAGAGAACTCACTGCTCGAACTTCAGGCTGAAAACAGAATTAAAGAGTTTGAGCGATTCACAAAAACCTCAATTGAGAAAGCCGGAGCCGGAAAGCCAAAAGAAATAGAAGATATTGCGAAAAAAACAGCAGAAATAGTGTCAACATTCCTGATTGAGCAACTTTCTACCGAAGAAAAAGCAGCAAAAATAAAGCGTGACGCAGCGCTAGAAGCGAAAAAACTTGACTTTGAGGCGCTAAATTTCAAGATAGAAGTTGAAAAACAAGTTTCAAAACTTAATATTGACACGGCAAAGCAGATCAGACAAATTAACGAGCAAGCACAAAGAAGAAACGAAGAATATAGCAGCAATAAATTCAAATTAGAACAAAAAATTGCGGAACTTAAGCTTGCTGCAGTTAAAATAGACATAAATAGGGATATTGCAGCACTCAAGGAGCTTTTGAAAACGGCTAAACAGGGAGATAAGTTGTATTTTAAGCAGCAGCTTGATTTGCAATACATACAGCAAAAAATCATATCAGAAGGCATTGCCGAAATAAAAAATCTTAAGCCGCCTGCAAATTTGACGACAATTGCCCCGGTCGGTGGCGGAACTATTTCAACCGGAAGTATTGACAGCTTGGTTAAGACCCAGCGCGATCAGATTGCCGGGCAAACTGCCGAAATGCTGAGATCAGTTAATTTTGCCTATGCAGACTCTCAGGAAGCCCTTGCCTCGGGAATTAGTAAAATTTCGGCAGAAATTCTTGCTCCGTTGGCGGATCTTGGAGTTGCCATACCACTGGACAACAAAGAAGCTCTGCCAGTTTCAAATAAAATTACAGAAAATGAGCAGCGGCGAGCCAGGTATTCACAGCTAATTAACCAGGGCTACAAGGAAAGTGTTGCAAATAAAATAATTGAGCTTGAATTGGCAGGAAAACTTGCGACCGCTCAATACGATGCAGCAATTCAACAGCTAAGAAGCCAAAAATACTATGACGAAGCTCTTAAAACTCAGAGAGCAATTCTCAACAGTCGAATCGAGGCATTGCAAGTTGAAAAAAGAATTCCCGGAATCACAGAGAAAAGACGAAGAGAAATTGATGGAAGCATCGCTGGTATAACTGGATACTCGGCCGAGCTAGGCACTGTAATTAGGGCGAGCCTGGACAGACAGGCTGCATTACTTGAGGGAGCAAAAGCTGGAATACCTGGTGCAATTCAGTCCTTCACCCCTCAGCTTATTCAAAAAGAGCGTAGAAATGAAATTGAAGATTTTGTCAATCAAGGAATTTCTTCCTTGAATGATCTTGAGGCGACGGCCATCAGGGTATCGCAAGGAATCGGAAACGCTGTTGGAGATTCCTTCGGGCAGCTTGTGACCGGACTTCTTGATGGCACGGCTACCGGCCAAGAGGTATTTGCAGGCTTCCTAAAGAGCGTTGCAGAAATTCTGGCAAAAGAGGCCGTAAACATCATTGCCACATACACCGCAATTGGAATCGCCAGGATCTTTGCTGGACTTAGCGGCGGTGGCAGCAAGTTTTTTGATGCCAGTGCAACGCCTATCCAAAGCACCAACTGGGGCGGCGGTGGAAGTGGATTATTTGGAAATCTGGGAATTAACTGGAGCCAGGCGCCATCAATTGGCGGTGTCCAAGGATTCGCCAATGGTGCCGCGTTCACCAATTCAATTGTCTCCTCGCCAACCCTCTTTAAGTTTGCCGATGGCGCCTCAATGGAAACTGGGCTCATGGGCGAGGCAGGCCCAGAGGCGATCATGCCCCTTACCAGGGGGCCTGGTGGTCGGCTCGGGGTTGATGCGAGTGGCGCTGGCGGAGGCAGTGTCATGGTGAATGTCTCTGTCGATGCCAGCGGGTCTAAGGTTCAGGGCGACGAGGCGCAGGGCGCCCAGCTCGGCCGCGTCATTGGAGCGGCAGTGCAGCAAGAGCTGATCAGGCAAAAACGACCCGGAGGACTCCTTGCGTAATGGCCACTTTTCCAAATTACAGGCCGACATACTCGGCCACCAAAAAATCAAACCCAAAAACCCGAACGACCAAGTTCGGGGATGGATATGAGCAAAGGACTGTTTTCGGCTTAAACCAAGATCCAAAGGAATGGTCGCTAACTTTTATCCTGCCAAACAGCGACGTAAAGATTATCGAAGCATTCCTAGATCAAAGAGCAAATGATTCACAGTCGTTTGACTGGATTCCACCAGACGAAGAATCAACTTCGTACAAATGGAAATGCGAAGGAGGCTACTCAAAAGAAATGTTTGATGTTGGAGTCAGCAGACTTACAGTAGCTTTTCAACAAGTATTTGAGCCATGACAGTACCCGTCTCCGATCTCCAAGCGATTGCGCCTAGCGCCATCATCGAGCTGTTTGAGCTTGAGCTAAATACAGCGCAGCATGGTGTAACGCAAACGTATCGGTTCCACGCCGGCAGCTCACTTAATGCCAATGGCGAAGTAGTATGGAACGGTAACAACTATATGCGGTTTCCGATTGAAGCGACGGGGTTTGAGTACAGCGGCAATGGCCAGTTGCCGCGCCCTAAGGTGCAGGTCAGCAACATCATGGGCACTATCACCGCGCTGCTGCTCAGCCTGCCAAGCGGTCTAGAAGGTGCCAAGTTTACGCGGGTGCGTACACTAGCCCGCTACATCGACGGAGCCAACTTTCCCGGCAACACCAACCCATACGGCGCACCGGATCCAACTGCTGAATTACCGCGTGAAATCTACTACGTTGACCGCAAAGTAGTCGAAACACGCGACGTTATAGAGTTTGAGTTAGCGGCAGCGTTTGACCTAGCGGGCATCCGCGCACCAAAGCGGCAGTGCATAGCCAACGTATGTCAATGGGTCTACAAATCAACCGAGTGCGGCTACACCGGCGGCTTAGCAACATGCGATAAGACCCTAGCAGCGTGCAAGGCACACTTCGGTACTTACGCTGAGCTGCCATTTGGCTCGTTCCCTGGTGTGGGGGCCTTCAACGCATGACATGGCAAGATGCGGCGCTGCAGCACGCGCAGGCTGAGGATCCGCGTGAATCATGCGGTCTGCTGGTGGTCGTCAAAGGCCGCCGCCGCTACTGGCCATGCCGAAACCTATCCACCGAGGCTGATCAGTTCATCCTTGATCCTGAGGATTATGCCGCTGCCGAGGACGCCGGTGAAATCGTCGCTGTGGTGCATAGCCACCCAGCATTGCCGCCGGTGCCAAGCGCTGCAGACCTCGCCGGCATCGAGCGCTCCGGGTTGCCGTGGCACATCTGCAACCCCAAAACCGGCGCATGGAGCGCAGAGCTGCGTCCAACCGGCTACAAGCCGCCGCTGATCGGTAGGCCGTGGGTGTGGGCTGTAATGGACTGCTGGACGCTGACCCGCGACTGGTACGCCGAGCATGGTTTGCAGCTGCCGGACTGGGAGCGACCGCTAACGCCAAAAGCGTTTGAAGCGGATCCGTTGTTTGACCGCTACTGGCACTCTGCAGGCTTTCGCGAGCTACTAGAAGATGAATCGCTACAGGCTGGTGATGCACTGCTGATGGCGATCGACAACAGCAAGCTGAATCATGCTGGCGTCTACGTCGGCGATCAGCTGGTACTGCACCACCTGCGCGGTCGGCTTAGCAGTCGTGATCTCTACGGCGGTTGGCTGATGAAATGCACCGGCCGCAGGCTGCGGCACTACGATGCGGGCAGGCTCAAGCTTCGGTGATGCTGCGCAAGATCCGCGTTTATGGCCGACTGGCCAAGTTCCTCGGGCAGCGCACCTTTGAGGCGGCAGTTGATAGTGCCGCCGAGGCTGTGCGCTTCCTGGCTGTCAACTTCCCTGGCCTGGAGCATCACATGGCAGACCAGCACTACCGCGTCAGTGTCGGCACCCATGACCTCGGCGAGGATGAACTAGCGGATCCCGTAGGGCAGCAGACAATCAAGATTATGCCGGTGATCAGTGGTGCTGGCGGTGGCGTTGGCAAGATCATTGCAGGGGTGGCGCTGATTGCGCTTTCATTTGCACTGCCTGGCTCAACCATTGGTCTTTTTGGTCTAGGCACAATTGGACTAACTGCGTTCGCGGCGCCTGTGCTTGCTATCGGCGCCAGCTTGGTGCTGGGTGGCGTCTCCCAACTCTTGACGCCAACACCGCGCCTAGCGGCACCAGGCACAAGCGGCAACCGCGAGGCAGACCCACGCGAAAGCTTCAGCTTCAGCGGCATCCAAAACACCAGCCGTCAAGGCGTTCCCGTACCGATCGTCTACGGTGAAACCATCGTCGGCAGCGTTGTCATCAGCGCTGGTATCGACACCGTAAGGGTGCGCGGCTGATGGGTAGATTGATCGCTGGCGCTGGTGGCGGTGGTGGCGGCGGCGGCAGTGGCTCGGGAGCAGAGACGCAGCGCACTCCAACAGTCGCGGGCGACAGTCTTGATTCACGGCAGTACGCGACACTTCTTGATCTGATCAGCGAAGGCGAAATCCAAGGCTTGAAAGCCGGCCATCAGTCAATCATCTTAAACGACACGCCACTTCAGAATCCAGACGGCTCCTATAACTTCCAAGGTATCACCGTTGAAACACGCAACGGTACGCAGAATCAGTCCTACATAGCCATTGCTCCTGACGTAGAGGACGAGGTATCTGTTGGTGTTGAGGTGCAATATGGCACTCCTGTAACACGTCAAATCACAGATCCCAATATAAACGCAGTGCGTGTTACATTGACAATTCCGCAGTTGCAGCAAAGCACGAAAGACGGCAATATCTATGGTTTATCCGTTACTTATTCCATTGCCGTGCAGTATGATGGGGGTGGTTTTACAACCATTATTACAGATTCTATTTCAGGGCGCACAGCGGACGCATTTCAAACAGATTATATTCTTGACCTAAATGCAGGTTTCACCACTGCTGACATCCGCGTAACACGCATTTCAGTATCAGATAGTATTCGTATTCAACAAGACTCAAGCGTAATCGAATCATCTAGCGCATTTCAGTGGACTTCGTACACTGAAATCATATACGCAAAGTTGCGATACCCAAATAGCGCGTTAATCGCGCTACGGCTTGATGCGGAGCAGTTTAGCAATATTCCTTCCCGCGCTTACCATATTCGCGGGATTAAGATACAAATCCCAAGCAATGCAACTGTAGATAGCGCAAGCGGCAGACTAATCTACAATGGAATCTGGGATGGCACTTTTGGCGCTGCGCAATGGTGCAGCGATCCCGCCTGGGTGCTATTTGACTTGCTAATCAGCACTAGATACGGTTTTGGCGATCACGTCAAAGCAACACAGCTTGATAAGTGGGCATTTTACACAGCGTCACAATATGCCAGCGAGCTTGTGCCTAATGGCTTCGGTGGCACGGAGCCACGCTTTAGCTGCAATGTCAACATCCAGACGCAAACCGAAGCGTACAAGCTGATAAATGATCTATGCAGTGTCATGCGTGTGATGCCCTACTGGGGTACTGGAACGCTAACAATTAGCCAAGACAGGCCGGCTGATAGCGCATACCTGTTTACGCTAGCAAATGTCACGGCAGAAGGTTTCAGCTACCAAGGAGGCAGTCGCAAAGCAAGGCCCACTGTTGCAGTTGTTAGCTACCTTGATCTTGAAACACGCGAGAAGGCTTATGAGGTAGTCGAGGATCAAGATGGCATTAGCAAATACGGTGTTGTCAAGGAAGAAGTAGACGCTTTCGCTTGCACCAGTCGCGGGCAGGCGCATCGCTTGGGTGAATGGCTGCTCTATTCCGAGCAGTACGAATCAGAGGTGATCAGCTTCACAACAAGCCTTGATGCTGGTGTGCTCGTTCGCCCTGGCCAGGTGATTGAGGTAGCAGACCCGCTGAGGGCTGGCGTCCGTCGCGGCGGCCGCATCGCGGCGGCTACAACGTCAACAATCACCGTAGATGACGCCACCGGATTGTCGGCTGTAGCCGGTGCTGAGTTGTCGGTCATCCTGCCGACCGGCGCCGTTGAATCTCGCGCAGTTCAAGCTATCGTCGGCGACGAAATCATTGTTGCTAGCAACTATAGCGCTGCACCCAATGTAAACAGCGTATGGGTGTATCAAACCAACAATATACAAGCATCAACATGGCGGGTGCTGTCTATTGCTGAAACAGACGAAGGCCATCAGTATGGCGTTACCGCACTGGCCTATAACGCCAGCAAATACGCCTACGTTGAACGTGACATCGCGCTGCAGCAACGGGACATCACAGACCTAAACATCGTCCCGCCACCGCCGATCGACCTGACAGGAAATGAAGTGCTCTATGACGCTGGTGGTATCGCCAAGGCAAAGCTGATCATTAGCTGGCGGGCGGTTACTGGTGTCACGCAATATCAAGTGCAGTGGCGTCGCGATAGCGATAACTGGAATACCCGCACAGTCAGCAGCCCGGACTATGAGATCCTTGACACCACGCCAGGCACCTATGCGGTGCGTGTTTACAGCCTCAGCGCATCACTGCTGCCGTCAACACAACCGGCAGAGCTAACTAAGGTAGCCGCTGGTAAGACGGCACCGCCTGCCACTGTAACTGGACTGTCGCTAATCCCTATCGACACGGCAAGCGCTATCCTCAGCTGGGATCGTGCTACTGAGCTTGATGTGTTGCTGGGCGGCAAGGTACTGATCCGCCATAACATCGCTAGCACTAATGCGTTATGGGAGGATAGTCAAGAGGTCGTATCAGCAGCAGCCGGAAGCCAGACGCAAAAGCAAGTGCCATTACTAACCGGCACCTATCTGGTCAAGTTTGAGGATGACGGTGGCCGACGTTCTGCCACCGCTGCCACCGCTGTAGTACAACTGCCGGCGCCGCAACCGCGCCTACTGGTGCAGTCCTACCGTGAAGATCAAGAGACGCCGCCATTCTCGGGCAATGTCACCGACATGATCTACAGCGCTGAGCTAGATGGCCTGATCCTCGCCACCGGTACCAAGATCGACGCATTAGCAACGGATGGCAACTGGGACGCACTAGGCACCTTCGACGCTATAAGCGGTAGCATCGGCTCTGGGGAATACGAGTTCGGCAGTACCTTTGATCTAGGTGGCGTATATGACCTTGACATGCGCCGGTATTTTGTCACACGGCCTTATGCGCCTGGCGATCTGTTCGACGACAATACCGCATTGATTGATACGTGGCCCACCTTTGATGGCACGCTTTATGATGCCGTCAACGCTGTGCTTTATGTACGTTCTACCAACGACGATCCTGGCGCGTCGCCCACGTGGACGGCATGGCGCGAGTTTGCTAATGCGTTGACCCGTGGCCGCGCATTTCAGTTCAAGACCATTGCTACCAGCACCAACAACGATCAAAACATCGTCATTGACGAGCTTGGTTGCGAGCTTGAGCTGCAGCAGCGCAGCGCCAGCGCTGGCCCGCTGACGACAGCCGCAGCGGCTTATGCGGTCACGTTTGCCAACCGCTTCTACCAGACGCCGCAACTTGGCATCACCGCGTACAACATGGCTACAGGAGACTACTATGTGATCAGCAGTCCCACCCGATCAGGGTTCACGATCACCTTCTACAACGCAGCTAATAGCATGATCTCGCGCCAGTTCAGCTACACTGCCATCGGCTACGGCCGGGAGATCGTCTAATGGCGCAACACGACTACGCAATCGCTAACCAGTCCGCTGCGGCCGTCCGTGCGGATCTGAACAACGCGCTGTCTGCAATCGTCAGTCAGAACAGCGGCGCCGCAGAGCCCAGCACCACCTTCGCATACATGCGATGGGCCGATACCACGGCCGGCGTCATGAAGATGCGTAATGGCGCAAACTCAGCCTGGATCACGCTCTACCAATTGGATGGAGAGTGGACAAGCATTGCCCTTGAAAATGGCACCGCTGCTGCGCCATCGCTGTATTTCAAGGACAGCGGTACCGACACCGGCATCTACAGCAGCGGCACTGATGCGCTTGATTTTGCCACTGGCGGCACGCGCCGCGTTGGCATCAGCAGCGCCGGTGATGTCACCATCTACGGTGGTAACGTCACGCTTAACACGCAGGGTCCTCTGCGCTTCGCTGATAGCGACAACAGCAACTGGGTAGCATTCCAAGCGCCGACCACTGTACCGAGCAATGTTACCTGGACACTACCTAGTCAAGATGGTTTGCCAGGTCATTCAATGTGTACTGACGGCGCTGGCAACCTCAGCTTTACTGCCGGAGCAATCCCTACGGGTACTATTATTTGGCAGCCCGGATCTGCAGCGCCTACTGGTTATATCAAAGCAAACGGAGCGTCACTAAGTCGCACCACTTATGCCGGGCTGTGGACTTATGCACAGACATCCGGCAACCTTGCCGCCAGCGAAGGTGCAAAACAGGCCGGTCAGTTCGGACCTGGCAATGGCAGCACGACATTCACGATTCCTGATCTGCGCGGCGAGTTTGTGCGCGGTTGGGATGACAGCCGTGGAGTGGATTCTGGGCGAGCAATCGGTAGTTTTCAGGTGGATGAGTTCAAGAGTCACTACCATACGGTGACGGATCTTTACAACGGCAACGGTGGAGGCCAGGGCAGCGGCGGAGCCAATACCAACACCGTCTCCACTACACAAACAACGTCTAGCATCGGCGGCACCGAAACCCGCCCCCGCAACGTCGCACTCCTGGCCTGTATCAAGTTCTGATCATGGACATCTTTCACTATCATCCACTCACTGGCGCTTTCTTGGGCATCGGCAAAGCTGACCCCTCCCCTCTCGAAAGGGACACATGGTTGATTCCGGCTCACGCAACGGTAACTAAGCCACCCGTTACCGAAGAAGGGCAACAAGCTATTTACCGCAGCGGCCTATGGGTCATAGAGAGCCTTCCCGAACCCGAACCTGAGCCCGAGCCGACTGTGCAAGCAACCATTCAGTTCCCAGATCCGGCTGCGCCGCTGACCGCCGCCGAGCGTTTGAAAGCCGCAGGTTTCGACCTTGATGAGTTGCGAGCGCTGCTTTTGGGAGGTGCAGTCTGATGGCAGTCCGCAGCAAAACCGGCACTGCCGCCGTCCAACACCAACCAGGCAAGCCGAAACTCACTCGGCAAGGGCATGGCCGCCATAGCAGGCCAAGCCACAACCGCAAAAAGCTGCGCGGCCAGGGTCGCTAAGCTGGAGCCATGGCAGTCTCTCCGGGCACGTACAACATCACGCTCCAGCGCCGAGCGGATTACAGCGTCACGCTGCAGTTCAAGGACAGCAACAACGCCGTAATCAACCTCACCGGTTGGACTGCCGCCGCTCAGGTCTGGAATCAAAATCGCACCACTAAGTACGCTGACTTTACCGTTACCTACACCGACCGCAGCACCGGCACCATTGAAATCGCACTTAGCGATACCGACACCGCCACCTTCCCCTACGAAGCCTATTACGACGTACTACTTACCAACCCAAGCGGCCTGAAAGAGTATTACCTCGAAGGCATCATCTACGTCAGCGAGGGGTACACCGCATGACATCCGTAAGTGTTACTGCTGTAAGTAATACGGTTACTGTTATCGAAGGTGATGGAACAACGACCGTTGTAACCACGCCGCTTACCACTACAGTCACAGCATTTACAGCCGGTCCACAAGGTCCCGTAGGTGCGCAAGGTCCTGAAGGCCCTCAAGGTCCTGAAGGTCCTCAAGGTCCTGAAGGCCCTCAAGGTCCAGCCGGCGGTTCTGCCTATGTTCACACACAATCCATACCCGCAACAACTTGGACTATTAACCATAATCTTGGCTATAAGCCATCGGTTGAATTGCTGGATAGCGGCAGCCAAGAAATCGACGGTGACATAGCGCATCCAAGCGCCAACCAGACTGTGGTTACACTGAATCCAGCATCTGCTGGCCTCGCCCGCCTGATCTGATATGGCTCGCAAGTTCTTCACCGACCTCGACCTGCAGTCGGTCTCGAAGGTCATCAACCTGCCGTCGCCTACGGCAAGCGGCGACGCTGCAAACAAAGCGTATGTCGATTCAGCCATCGAAGGCTTGGCATGGAAGGACAGCTGCCGCGTCGCCACGCAGAGCAACATCAACCTGAGCAGTCCTGGCGCCACGATTGATGGCGTCACGATGGCGTCGCAGGATCGCGTGCTGGTGCGAAACCAGACCGCGCAGAGCGCGAACGGCATCTATGTGTGGAACGGCGCTGCTGTCGCGATGACGCGGGCGCTGGATGCCAGCACCTTTGCTGAGCTGGAGCAGGCCGTCACGACAGTCGAGGAAGGCACTGACGCCGATGCTGCCTTCCGGCAGACGCAGGTCAACGGCACGATCGACAGCAGCAACGTCATCTGGTCGTCGTTTGGCACTGTTGCACCAGCTGCAAGCGAGACCACCGCTGGCATCGCCGAGATCGCCACGCAAGCCGAAGTTGACGCTGGTACGGATGACCTGCGGATTGTCACCCCAGCGAAACTGGCCAGCTGGAGCGGCCGGCTGCGGAAGTACGCCACCAGCATCGGCGACGGCAGCGCCACCAGCTACACGATCACGCACAGCCTCAACACTCGTGATGTGGTGGTGAGGGTGTTCCCGAACTCGGGCAACTACGACGACGTGGAGGTTGATGTGTACCGCCCCACGACGACAACATGCCAGCTGGTGTTTGCCACGGCCCCGGCGGCTAATGCCTACCGCGTGGTGGTGATGGGCTGATGGCACGGCGCTTCCTCGGCGGCATTGATCTCCTCAACCAACTGGTGACTGCGATCGGTGCTCAGATGAGCACCGGCAAGCTCCTGGGCCGCTCCACTGCTGGCAGTGGCGCCATCGAGGAGATCAGCATCGGCAGCGGCCTGTCGCTGAGCGGCGGCACGCTGAGCGCCACCGGTGGCGGTGGCGGCGGCCTGACCCACTTCGTCGAGTCCGAGAGCACCGCATCACCCAACGCGACCGTGCCGGTCGATGCGCTGACGGCGACGGATGCGAGCTACACGAACATCGACGTGGCCATCGTACCCAAGGGTTCAGGCGCACTACTGGCGCAGGTGCCGGATGGGACGACGGCTGGAGGGAATAAGAGAGGACTCAATGCAACTGATTTGCAAAAAGGTGCACGATCGCTTTCAACCAAGGTTGCGTCTGGCAGTTCTTCTGTAATTGTTGGCGGCAGCGATAACACAGCCTCTGGATCAACTAGCGTCGTCGTTGGTGGTTCCGGCAACACAGCATCTAACACTAATACATTTGTTGGCGGTGGCAGCAATAATATGGCGTCAACAAGTGGAGCAGCGGTATGCGCGGGAAGCGGTAACTCAGCATCAGGATCAACTGCATTTATCGGAGGCGGATCCACAAACACCGCATCGGCATCGGGAGCATGTGTTGCTGGCGGAAGCAGTAATTCAGCAACAGGTAGTAACTCTGCAATTGCTGGCGGGCAATCAAACACAGCAAACGCATCAGCTTCTTCTGTAAGTGGCGGCGCATACGGTACAGCTAGATCAATTCATGGGTATTCAGTAAGACCTGCGTGCAATGCCCCTATTGCCTCTGTCGCTGGCGTCACTCAATCCGCCCTCCTACTCCTAGGTCGCCAAACCACCGACGCCACCCCCACCGTCCTCACCAGCAACAACAGCGCCGCCGGCACCACCAATCAAGTCATCCTCCCCAACAACTCCGCCTACAGCTTTTCCGGTGAGGTGATCGCAGGTCGGACTGGAGGAGGCGACACCGCCCGCTGGACGATCAACGGCGCCATCAAGCGCGGCGCCAGCGAAATCACCACCGCCATGGTCGGCACGCCCACCGTCACGATGACCCACAACGACGCTGGCGCAGCCGCCTGGACCGTGGCCATCACCGCCGACACCACCAACGGCGGCATTGCCGTCACAGTCACCGGCGCGGCATCCACCACCATCAGGTGGGTGTGCAAGATCGACACTACTGAGATGACCTTCTGATGGCCCTGATCACCGACCTCGCCGAAACCCCCTTCGGCATCCCCATCACCGCCGCCTACGCTCGCATCACCCTGCTCCGTGCCGACAAGCAGGGCTTGCTCTTGCAGGTCAGCCACTACGCCACCGAAGCCGCCGCCAAATCCGGCGCGAGCCCCATCCTCGACCGCACCGAGTTCGCGCCCACCGAGGAGCTGGCCCCAGGCCCCAACCCGCTGGCGATCGGTTACGCCTGGCTCAAGCAGCAGCCTGCCTACGTTGAGTCAAAAGACGCATGAACCGCAGGAGCGCTCTCCGCACTTAATACATGCCGAGAGAAGTCACACTACAAAATCTCCGAGAGCGCTCCCACCTCGCCGATAACCTGAAGACAGGACGCCCATTATCCTGTGTCGGATTGTGAAGAGACCGTGAGTTCACTTCCGTCTCCCCCTGGTGGGAGCACCCTTTCCCAGGTCGCGGCCGGCCTGCTGATCGCCGCCTGCCTGGGGTTCGCTGGCCTATTCCTGCAAGTTTCCAAGCTAGATCAAAGCATGACGACGCTCATGCAAGACGTGCAAGAAATGAAAGGCGACCAAAAAGAGCGCGTTTCAAAGCTGGAAGATCGTGTTAGACAGATTGAAATAATAGTCATTCGCAATAAATAACTATGCCAGCCTGGCTTTGGCGATCCATCGTTGCAGTGGCAGCGTCAATAGTTATTCTTTCTGGCGGTCAATGGGCTGCCTGCCGCTTCTACGTCTTGCCTTCCGTGTGGCCGTGGTATGCCAAATACAGCGGCACCGCACAGTCCAAGAGCATTGATCCACAGCCAATGGGATGCAACGATGCTGACAATAGGGCCATAACAGCATTGCTAGGAGTGCTTACAACTCTTATCAGCCTTAGCAGGAGGGCGGAATGAAACCCATTTTGCAAAATTTGCTAATTCATCTTTCTCAGTTGCTATTAAAGGCGGCGGCCAATAAAAACCTAAAGCAACAACTTCCACGAATTTACGAAAAACTTGATCAAACAATTTGTATCGCATTATTTAATTATGCTTCGCCACGGCTAATTAAGCTGGAGATCAAGGAGGCTATTGAATCCGCTACCTTGCGTCCGGCTACGTTGACGGAGATTCAAATTGTTTCCGCACTTTACGACCCACTCAAAAACGCACAACGCACCCAAAGAAAAAGACAATGAGCAATTTTCTGAACGCCGCAAAGCACACTGACGCAAAAAATCCAGAGCCGCATCAAATTGCTGCCTGGAATTGGGCGTGGACGCTTCTTAGCAAAAAAGAGCAAGATGAGTTTCTTTCGATATTCAGAGCCGGATCCCAGCCCACGCAACCTCAAAGACCTGTCGAATCCAGGAGCATTCCGCCCTATTTGCTTTTGACGCGCACAAAAGAGATTGATAGTCGTGGCCTTGAGAAACTTAAACTTTCGTACATTAAAAATGGCGTTTCTTTTGGCTCGATGATCGTCGTCTCTGGGGCTCCCGGCGCCCAGCGTTTCCGGCTCGGGAGGGACAGCCGATCCGGCAGCCTGGAGCCTCTGCCAGAGGGCCGCTGGGGGATCGAAGACATCCAGTGGGCAGGCGGCCGGGACAACTACTCGGGTAGCTGGGGGCCGGGCCTGGGGCCGGCCAGCACGCCACTGCGCTATCTCGGCCCAGGCTCGACTGAGCGAGCGGCAATCGAAATCCACATTGACAGCAACGCCAGGACTTCGCCAGGCACGGCCGGCTGCATCGGTATCGCAAACGAGGGCGACTATCGCAAGCTGGTGGCCTGGCTTCGCGATTCCGACACGCGGGATCTTTACGTTGACTACGGACTCGGCTCCTGCAAAACTCCGGCGTAAAAAATTAACAAGCGATTCCAGGCCTGCGCGAAAGCATTAGTGAGCACTTTGCCAGGCTATTTTTTTCCATTGCTCTAAGGCGCTCTTTCGAGATTCCGGTTTTTTGAGATAGCGCTCGCCAGGTGACTGGCGGATTTTGCTGCCTCGCAAGAACAACATACCTTGCTTTATCGTCAAGATATGTTTCGATAGCCATCATCGCCATTTCTATGTTTATTTTTACATCGAGTTCATCCAGCGTATTTTGATTGCTGCTGTCAGAAATCATGTCAATAATAAAAGAGTTTTCGTAACGACCGCCGACAGGTTTATCTAGGCTTGCCGATATTGTTGGAACATTTGCGATTGCCTTGATTTCGTCAGTTGATATTGAAAGCTTTTTGGAGAGTTCTTGAATAGTTGGCTCGCAGCCAATTTCTTTTGATAAATCTTCTTTGGCTCTTTTAATTTTATAGATTAAATCGGAGACGTTTACCGGAAGACGTATTGGAGCATCGCTAGACTGAAGAGATCGCTGAATTGATTGCCGAATCCACCAGTAAGCGTAGGTGCTCATTGCATAGCCTCGCTTTGGATCGAATTTTTCTACCGCTCTGACCAGGCCGAGATTCCCTTCTTGAATCAGATCCATAAGATCCAGTGTCTTGCAGTGTCTAACGTATTTTTTGGCAATATTTACGACAAGCCTGAGGTTGCAGTTAATAAACTTATCTTTTGCTCTTTTACCAATTCGCGCAATAACGCGCTCCTCTTTTGTGTATTCCGATTCGTCTTTATCTTTAATTGCCAGCCATCGCTGAATTTGGGTTCCAAGGGAAATTTCTTGAGCTTTTGTTAGAAGCGGGTATTTCCCGATTTCATTGAGGTAGCTCTGGATCGCGTCGCGTGACATTGATTTTTTGGGTATCAGCAGACGCCTGCAAGCATCGCAGCTTGATTAGCGCCTGCCACTCCTGCTCATGATCCCACACAATGCCCGATCCGTAAACACGCCATTTCCAGTTGCTTTCTTGGCAAGGGGGCTGCAGCCATGGCCCAGGGAAGTCTATCATTAGTCCAGGGTTGACGGATTAAGCATAAAAATTAGCATTATTTTTTTGGCATAAAAACATTGGCAACATATTTCATTTTTTTTGCTATTTCTTGACATTTTTGCCTGATTTCCTGCTCTGTCAATTTATTTGCAGCAGCTGCATCTTTTACCGATAAAGGAGACATACCAATGCCGTAGCGTTGTTTTATTAGAAGCTTTTCATCGCCTGGCAAGGAGTCGAGGATTCTTAGCAAAACATCAAGCCTCGGATTTTCATCAAAATGATCGCAAAGCCCTTGATTGACCGATAAGACATCGGCCAATTCAACGCTGTCCTCATGCCTTCTTATTCCAGAATCAAGTGAGATAACACTTGCGTTTAGCAATATGACTTTTCTTATTCTTTCTGGATCTTCTTTCATTTTTTTTGCTATCTGATGGATCGTTGGCTCTCTTTTTAATTCAAATATCAGTGCCTCTCTTGCTTCTTTTATTTGTTTTGCTGTTTTTTGGACTGTTGCTGGAACTTTTATCGTTTTTTCCTGATGCTCGCTTGCTCTAGCAATGCTTTGCCTTATCCACCAATAGGCATAGGTGCTGAATTTGTACCCCCTGCTTGGCTCAAACTTTTCCGCCGCTCTTGCTAATCCAATTGCGCCTTCTTGAATCATGTCTTGAATTGTCATGTGCAACTGAGAGGTTTTTATTTTTTTCGCAACTGCTACAACTAGCCTCATATTGGCTGAAATTATTCTATCTCTTGCTTTCAGCCCTGTCTTAATTATTCTTTTTGCCTCTTGGTCAAGACTTTCTGAAATTTGAGAAAAGTTTTCTTTTGAAACTTGCTCATCTATCCCACGCTCTCTCAATACTTTTAGCATTTCTTGAACTCTGTTCCCAAGCATGATCTCTTCGTCGCATGTCAGCATTGGGACACGCGCTATATCTGCCAGCTGGTGTTCAAGGCTCATGGCTGTGCGTCGAGGCGGCGGCGGAGTCGCCCGCCCTGGCGGGCAAGGCCGCTTCACCTTGAAGCACGGAATACATGCCGCCTCGGCTTGTGCTAGCCATCCAGAACCCTACAGAGCGACCGGCCAAGAGTCAAGGCGCTCGATTCGTCCTGGCTCAGTCAATGGCAGCGAAAGCTGAAGCCTGTTTGAATCCTTCGTCTCCGGGGACAAACGCTTTGAAGAAATATAAAGTCTTGAAATTAAATAGTTGCAGCCATTAAGCGAACAGACATAATGGGGAAATGGACTACCAACTTTAGCAATTGACTCAATCGTAAGTCTTTGATCTCCAAAGAAACGAACATAAACTGATTGACCTACATTAAATTGCTTGAATTTTTTTGAAGCCTGGGCCATCGACCAGCGCTTTAGGTTTGCCAAAAATGATAGGCCGCTCAGGCTTGCTGGTCAACCGCCTGCGGGGCTCTCGGGTCGAACGAGCCCTGCCGGGCCTCGCCAGCCGATGCAGGGCGACGCCATTGGCCACCAGGCGCCCCAGGAATGGGCTTGCGACGCTTTCCACGGGTCGTCACACCGTCAATCCCGCTGAGCTTCGCTGAGCCCTTGACAGGGCTGTTATGCGGCAGTAAGATAACCGAGCAACAAGGGAGAACCCCTCACAATGGCGCGTCTTACGATTTCCCTGCCTGACAAGGTTTTGGATGAACTAAAAAATACAAAGCCCTGGCATCGGCCAATGTCGCAGCACGTAGTCGGCCTGCTTGTGGATGCTCTGGAAATAAAAAAAGACGAGGCTCAGGCCGCAGAAAGCCCTTCCCTGGAGTGATCATGGAAGATTTGGAGTTTGTAAATGGCGGCACTGGCCGACACTTTACCATTATCCTGAATAAGGCTTTAAGGGACAAGCGACTTACATGGAGGGCCAAGGGAATACTTGCGGGCTGTCTCTCGCATCACAATTCTTTCAAGTTTACCAGATCATGGATTATTGAACATGGTGCAGAGGGGCGCGATGCAATCATTTCCGCCCTGTCCGAGCTTCGTAATCTTGGGTATCTGAAAAATGCAAAAATCAGGAATGACTCAGGGCAGATAGTTGGCGAGCACTACGTTTTTACGGATCGCCCATCAGCCAGCGGCGACGCGACCCCCGACTCGCTTGGCGTCACCGGCGATCCCGAGGAGCCCATGGCCGAGCCCACCGGCGTACTGAAAAACCGGACGCCGGGAAACCAGCGTCCTGGAAAACCGGACGCCGGAAAACCAGGACGCAATAGAAGACCATTAGAGAGAAGACCAATAGAAGAAGACCAAGTAGAAGAAAGACCCCCCATAGCCCCCCGCAGTAGGCCAGGTCGATCGGCGGTCGCCCTGCCCGAGTGGCTGGAGCCCCATCGCACTCAGCTGGTGGCCTGGCTTGAGAACCGCCGACGCAAGCACAAGCTTGAGCCGGCTCTTACAACTTTGACGATTCGCGGCCTTGAATATGCAAGGAGCCTTGGCGTTCTTGCAGATTACTGCGAACATGCGGCTGAAAAGCACTGGCAATCGCTAGGATTTGCTGGCTACAAAGAGTATGTTGAAAAGCTTGCGCAAGAAAGAGGGCTTCTTTCTAGAAATCAGCAGCAAGCCAAGCCTGCAATGGCTCCAATCGTTTACACTCTCAACTAAATGAGCGAAGAAGTTTCCGCAATTGCTTCTCAGATGAAGAGCTGGGAGACGACAGAGATTGAAAACTCTTTTCTGTCTTCTTGCGTATATTTTCTTGAAAATCAACAGGGCTCTCCATCTGAGCTTTGCGATCTTGCGTCAACAATTGATCAGGAGTGGTTTGCCGAGCCACATAAAAAAGCGATATTTCATATTATCAAGAAGGTTGTTCTTGATTCGTCAAGATCACTGGTAGTAATGCCAGGCAGTATTTCCATGATGGCGGAAAAGCTTCTCTTTTCCATGGGTTACAAGGAAGAATGCGCCTACGTTGAAGATATAGTTTCGCATCCGTCTTCATTTTTTAGCATTGAGTCTCTTGAGCTTGCGATTCCCCTGTGGAAAGTAAAGCTGGCGAGAAGCAGGCTGAAGGCCAATGCGGAGAAGATGATTTCTGTTCTTTCGGAAAGCCCAAGCCAGAAGGTTTTTGAAGAAGATATTCCGGCGCTGATCGAAGGCCAGCAGGATATATGGCACGGCACTTCCCTGGTGGACAAAAAAGATGACAGCTGGGAGGCCTCTATCAGGGAAATGCTTTCTCCGCTCCCCAGGGACATTTCGATTAGCACTGGGCTAAGAGTTTTGGATGATGCAATACAAGGCGGAATTTCTAAGAGGAACTCGCCGTACTCTGGCAGGCTGATTGTCGTTGCTGCAAGGCCGGCAATGGGCAAAAGCGCTATGGCGGTTTTTCTTGCAACACAGCTGGCCGGTTATTATGGCGATGTTGCGTTTTTCAGCCTAGAAATGTCAAAGGTGCAAATCCAGAATAGATCACTTGCTTGTTTTGATTATCTTAGCTTAATGTATCAAAAGCAATTGGTCGATCCACTTCGCATCAACGACTTAAGGCTGAGAACTTACACGGCGGCGCAAAGAGCTAGGCTTGAAGGCTACATTGATTCACCGCTGGCAAAAAGATTCCATATTTTTGATGCTTCGTCTGTCAGTGTCAGCGCAATTTCAGCCAAAATTGCACTTTTGGCAAAAACAAGAAAAAACCTGACCGCTATTTTTATTGACTATCTTCAGTTAATTGAAGGCTGCTCTGGGGATGGGCAAAATACGGAAAGCTCAAATATCGGCAATGTTACAAGGGCCTTGAAGCAACTTGCTGTGGCATTCGGGATTGACATTGTTCTGCTTTGCCAGGTCAATAGAGGAGTCGAGGCTAGGTCTGACAAAATGCCAAACCTCTCCGACCTAAGGGCGTCTGGCAGGATTGAGGAAGATGCCGATATTGTAATGTTTTTACTGAGGCCATCGTATTACGATCAGGACAAAGATCCTTACGAGCTTGCCATTTCTGTTGCAAAGAATAGGCATGGCGGATGTGGAACTTTAGGATGCTCGATCGACTTGCAAAGCTCTGTTATTTTCGACAAATACTAAAATGGAAGGATCTGCGCCGAACTGGTCTAAGATTTTTGAGAAAAGACCTGACCTTGAAAGCCCAGGTTATCGAGAAACTGTTGAAGAAATTCGGCTACATAAGAACAACATCGAAAGAGAAAAGCTCGCTGCTCAGATGCGGCAAATCAATAAAGAAAAGCAGAGTCAGAGAAATAAAAATAGAAGCCGCTCTGCCGCCGCTAGGAATTCAGCAGTCCCAGATCCTGTAAATCCTGTTTTCGGCGTCAACAAGCGTGGGCGCAAGAATGGCTAGGCATCCTGGCGCATTTTCAAGAATTGTTTGGCGAATTTTTGCAATGTCGCTCAAAAGAGCGCGTGCATCCGCAGGAATTTTGTTCCGTCTTTCCATCGCGGTTGTTCGGGCCGTTAGCCTGCGCCGCCTCTGCTTGCCCAGGCTGCCTCAGCCTAGCTGCGCTACCACTCTGGCTCGATAACTTCACTTGCTTCCTCTGCATTCGGTGGCGCTGCCAGCTTCTCAAGCTCTTCCAGCTTGATCGCATTGAAGTCGATCGGAGGCATTGGCATTCTTCTGTAGCTTCTCTTGCTATTTGCAGTTTTTTCGATACCATTGACTTCGCAGTATCTGTCGTGCCAGTCTCTTACCATTTTAGGGCTCACGAACCCCTCAAGAAAGCTGGCAACCGTTGGAACGTCCTCGCCCTTCTCAAACAGCAGGCTCGCGGTGACGCGCAAAATCCGGTTCAGGCTGGTGGCCGCTTTGGTGCTCATGGGGGTTGCTTGAAGCTAGTAGCCATGATATGATGGCAGCTGTAAACCGATCTGGGGCCGCGCCCCATTTCAGCTATGACACAGGAATTTCTTACAGCGGCGCAAATCGAAGAACTCAATAAGCCGTTGGCCTCGGAAGCGGTCAGAATAAGATCCCAGAGTGGCCGCAATCTGTCCTACATTGAAGGATGGTGGGCCATTCGCGAGGCAAATCGCATCTTCGGCTTTGGCTGCTGGAGTCAGGAGCTTGTCGATGTTAAGTGCGTTTCAGAGAGAGAGCGTACAATTGGCCAGGCCAAAAAGCCGGGCTGGGGAGTTTCCTATGTCGCGACCGTCCGCATTGTTGTAAGCGGAATCAAGCGCGAAGGCGTTGGCGCTGGCCATGGCATCGACGTTGACTTGGGCCAGGCCCATGAATCCGCAATCAAGGAGGCGGCGACCGACGCGATGAAGCGGGCGCTGATGACATTTGGGAATCAGTTTGGCCTTGCTCTTTACGATAAAGAGCAGCGCCAAGTCGAAGATGCCCCGGCCAGCGACAGGCAGGTTTCCGAGGCAGACAGGCAGGCTAAAAAGTTTGTCGAGCACTTGCTTCAGAAAATGGAGCAAGTCGGTATTGACGCCGATGGCATCAAGACTCTGAAGATCATCCTGAATGTATCGGATTTCTCTGATGTGTCAGAGTCTATTCGTCAAAAGCTGATTGAAAGGCTGACTCCTGATTACGCAAAAATGCTGAATTCGGGCAAAAACAGCTCTGGCGTTCAGGTTCTGAGAATTACTTCGGCTGAAATTGAAGCATCAACAGAAAAGCTTCAGGAGGCGGCCAACGCTGCCTTCGGTTGATTCGCGATTGATTTACCATCTGAACTATTGATTAAGTCATGACAGAAGCAAAAGCAACTCAAGATCAAGGCGCTGCACTTGTGGCCGACTCGGAGACATCGGCTCTCTCCAGGTGGGAGGCCGTGGCAATTGACATTTCTAATGCCACAAAAGAGTCGGAAGAAAAAGTCTTTAATTATCGAGACAAAAAAGGAGAGAAAGCTGCTCGCTCTTGGATTGCGCAACTGCGCAAAATCAAGGCTAGCGTTGAGCGTGCTCGCAAAGAAGCGAAAAGCGTTCATCTTGAGCGTGGCAGGCGGGTTGATGAAACGGCAAAGCTTCTCACAGCCGCTGTTCAAGGGCTCATTGAGCCGCATGAAACCGAGATCAAAGCAATTGAAGCCGAAGAGCAGGCGCGAATTGATGCCCACAAGGCGGTGCTTGCTCGCATTGAATTGCTCACAGAGGGGATTGAAACCTCACAAGAGGCCGGCCTTCGCTTGGCGGCCCTGGAGGAGATCGACGTTTCCGGGCTTGAGGAGTTTTCCACTGCTGGGCAAAATCGCAAAGCGGAAGCAATTGCAAAACTTCAAGAGCTTGGCGAATCTCTGCTATTGCGCGAAAACGAACGAGCTGAGCTTGAGCTGTTGAGGGCCGCCGCCGCAAAGCGCGAGGAGGAAGAGCGTGCAAACAGCGCAAGAATTGCTGGAATCAGCGAAGGCCTTGAAATGGCTGAGCGTGCGCGAAGCTCCGCGAAAGCAGTAGAGCCAATGGCGCCACCAGTGGCAAACAAAAGGCTTGCTTTCATCAATCAGCTTTGCCTTGCGATGCAAGGCAAAAGCCCAGCAGACATTGCTTCGGCCATCGCTGATGGCGCATTGCACCAGGCGCTCACTGTTGACTGGCGGAAGGTCAACTCTGAGTCGGAAGATTCGATTCCTTGGTGAGTTAGATGCCAGACGATAGAAAGTTCTACGAAAAAGACGGCCTTGAATATGCAAGGGTTTCAACAATTCTTGCGGAGACAATGCCGTTTTTTGATCCCAAGAAGTGTGAAGGTCTCGCCAGATGGAGGGCGAAGTGCCCTGACGCAGCCGGCATTCTCGCCAGGGGGCAAAGGCGCGGAACGCTAGTTCACGCCCAAAGCGAGCACTTTCTTCTTGATGGCCAAGTGCCCCCAACTTGGCAATCGCCTTCTGTTGAAGAGCTTGTAGCTCTCAATATCCCGGAGTACATGCGCTATCTTTATCCTCTTTTGGAAGAAGTTAGAGATCAGAACGGCCCGGATTCCTTATGGCCAGGCTTTCTTCATAGCTCGCTCTTGATTGAGCAGCAATTATTTTGCTCTTACGGATGCGCTGGTACTCCCGATCTAAGATGCTGGTTTGAAGGAAAGTACACTGTATGGGACTACAAAAGCGCAAGATCCTATCGTGAAGAAGGAGTTGAAAAAAAGCTAAGGCCGATTAGTCGCTATTCAGAGGCAAAAATTCAACTTGCCTCTTATGCGCTCATGCACAATCTTGAGCGTGGCGACGATTATCCTCCGGTCGAGCAGCTGGCGATCTGCATTTGCTATGATTGGTGCGAGCCATTTCTTCACTTAATTCAACTTGAAGAGATAAAGAAACACGCCAACGAATTTATTGAAAGATTTGGCGTTTACAAAGACATGGAAGGCTCCCTCTTCCCAAGAAAAATCTTGCCACCCGATCAATGATTTCCGCTAGTTTCGATGGCTACGTTTCTGGCCAACCTACTATTGTAGATGGCAGTTATGGCAAGTTTACTCAGGTAACTCTGCGAGTTGCTACAGCAGGAAAGGAGGTCCACTACGTCACTGCGAAGTTCTATGGGAGAAAAATCGGCCCGATCATGGAATACATAAACGATAGCGACTACATAACAATGTCGGGATGCGTAACATCTATCAGTGAAAAGATTAAGGAAAACGGTGGGGGCAAGTATTGCCAGATTTACCTAAAAGATGCCTGCTACACGCTCCCGCCAAAATCGCTTAGCGATGCTCGCCTCAGGTCTGATCGGCCACCAAGCCAGCCTGAAAATGGGCTTGACAATTTCGGCCTTTGGGACGATGATGAATTGCCCTAGCCCCCCCCAGGCGCTAGACCTCATTCCCTGACAGCCACAACAAATGGCATCTTTCAACAATTGCACTTTTAGCGGAAATCTCGGGAGAGATCCCGAAGCCCGTTACTTTGAAGACGGCAAAATGATTGCCAATTTTAGCATTGCTGTTGAGGGCCGCCGTGGCACGGACGCAATGTGGATGCCAGTTAAGGTTTGGGGCAAGCAGGCCCAGGTCATTGTCGATTATGTCAAAAAGGGCTCGCAGATTATTGTAAGTGGCGAGCTTGAGCAAGAGTCATGGACATCAAAGGAGGGAGGGGCAAAAAGCCGCATGGTGCTGAATTGCCGCAATTTCACCTTGATTGGTCGCAAAAACAAGGAAGGCGCTGATTCTCCTGGTGGCTCCCAAAGGTCAACTCAACGCGCACCAAAGCCACAGCCTCGCCCACAAGCTCCTGAGCCCGAGGAAGAGGAAGTTCCGTTCTGATCTAGGCTCGGGGCAGAACGTAGGCTTGCATAGCGGCCGATGTTGCTCTCTCCTCAGCGCTGACAGGACTACTGCTCGGGCCGTGCGGTAGGCTGGACAAAGCAACTCCATGATCTGCTTTATCTACCAGATGCGTTAAGCAAGGAGTCTTGATTGAGGTGGCGTGGTCCCAGGGTTCTCATTGTGCCCGCTGTGGCGCCATCAAGAGCAATTGTTCGTAAGCCCCCGCGCAATGACAGACAAAGATGACCCCTACTACGGGGCACTTTTAATCGAAGAGGCAAGGCTTCATCTTGGCACCGTTATGGCCGGCCAAGATTCGGAGCCTTTTTTTGTGGCAATGCTCAAAATTGTGGAAATCAAGGCTTACCTTGGCTACACAACGATAAAAAATAAGAAAGTCCAACTCAAGGGAATCAAGGATTTTTTGCAAAGCGTTTACTACGGGCTTGGCATAAAAGACTTTGAAGGCTTTATTGCCAATGTAGTGAAGTCCTCGCTAAAAGAAAGATCAAGGAATAAGTACGCACATCAATTCATAGAATGGCTGAAAGAGCAGGATCCAGTTTTTTGTTTTCCTCCAGAGTATTTTGAATACAGAAGAGTAAATAGAATGATTTTCTACAATAAAAGAATGCAGCAAAGGGCAAAGCTGCTTTCGTATAAATGGGCTCGTTTTATTTACAATACTCAGCCAGAGCTTCTAAGCATGATTGGCTATGATAGAAAGTATAAAACGGTTGAGGCCTGCTACTACGGCGAAGGTTTTGAAGAAAAGCGGCAAATTCTTAAGCCAATTAAAACTTACCAAAATCCTACAGAATTTCAAATCGGGCAGTTGGCCGACAGCCTGTTTCAAAGGCTGGGCAAAGCAAAGACGGCCGTGCTAGCGTCAGAACTTCTAGCAAGGTGCAATGCAAAGTCAATCAATAAGAACACTAGGGATTGATCCAGGGCTGTCTGGTGCCATCGCCCTGCTGGAAGGCCGAGTTCTTGTAGATGTCTTCGATATGCCAACTATAGAAACATTGTCCGGCAAGAAAAAAAAGAGAAGGATCTCGCCTGAGCTTTTAACTGTTGAGCTTGAGAAGTATATTGGAACGATTGACAGAGCCTTCATTGAAGACGTACATGCCATGCCAGGCCAGGGCGTGTCAAGCATGTTTGCGTTTGGAGAAGCTTTTGGCCTTGCTCGCGGCGTTCTGGCTGGCCTGAAAATTCCGACGCGCATGGTTTCCCCTGTTACGTGGAAGCGTGCCATGAGGCTGCCTCAGGGCAAGGACGCATCCCGAGGGATGGCGGCTCAGCTCTGGCCGGCCAACGCAGCCAGTTTCAAGCGTCAGCGTGACGATGGCCGCGCAGAGGCGGCCTTGATCGCCTTCTGGGGATCCATGCAAGCGATCTGATTTCGTGACTTTCAGCCGGCCTGCCCTTGATCGCCTTGCTCAACGGCGATTTTTCACCTATACTGCCTTGGTCGTCAACGAGCTTCGCCTTGCCCCGCCGGAAGAACGCTGCTGATGCAGCAGAGCAACCCTCCACCACCGATCAAATGACCGAATCCGTCGCCGAGAAGAAAGTCCCCGCCAAGACCAGCAAGAAGGGCACGCCTGTCAGTGCTGCCGAGCTTCAGGCAACCGTCTCTCGTATGCAGGGCGCGACCGCTGACAAGCTCGCTCAGGCTTGCGGTTACTACACCGAAACCACCACTACCGCTACCGGCGAAGTTGAAGTCCGCGTAACGGCGCAGGATCAGCAGAACTTCATGATCGCCCTGGTCGCTTCGCAGGGCCTCGCTATCGCGCCCCCGGCTCGCAGCAGCCGGCGCACCAGCCGCCAGCCAATCATCAAAATTGGCAAGACCGGCAACATTGTCGTTGGTGGCCGCTATACCACCATTGCCGGCTTTGAGTTCGGCGAAGACATGGATTCCCGTGTTCGCGTTGAAGCGGTTGCCGGCAAAATCACCATCACCGCCGCCTCCCCTGACGAGTACGCATCCAGCGAAGACGATTCGGACCTGGACGGCATCGAAGAGGAAGAAAGCGAACTGGACGACTGATATTCGCATCAGTCGAGTTATCGCCCCAGCGATCCTGGGGCTTTTTTATTGCCAAAAATCAATGAACCACCAGCAACAAGCGATTCAATTCCGCGAAATCTACGGTCAGCCGATTCTGTCCAGATGTTTTGATCGCACCATCAAGGGCCTCAAGCAAGACTTAGACTACAAAACACTCGATATGCAGCTTGGGTGCATAACAGAGGAAAGCCGTGAGCTTGTAGAGGCTGTTGCAGAGTGGCGATCAAGCTACAAAGGCGAAGAAAGTGCTGCTCTTGCTGCGAAGGCCCACATGCTTAAAGAGCTGGCCGACCTTGCCTATGTCTGCTTTCAGCTTGCAGCTTTTTTGGGAATTGACCTTGACGAAGCTCTTGATCGAGTACATCAGTCGAACATGAGCAAGCTTGATGAAGACGGTGCGCCTATTTTCAATGAGGAAGGAAAGGTGATGAAGGGGCCTAACTATAAGGAGCCTGACCTGCTCGATCTCGTTTAGCTGCTATAAGAAACCCTTATATGCAAGTCGGTTGACGTGCAAGCTCAGCCGACTTATTGTTTTGATTGTGACTGCTTGCTTTTTGGCCATGGCTATTCCACATTCAGATGCTCGCGCCCGCTTCATTGCAGCTGGCGCAGAGCGTGCAGAGCGGGCGAGTCGCAGCGCTACCCGTGACGCAATTTCTCGTGGCAAAACGCCTGAAGTGCGCCATAGCCTTGCCGCAGGCATTGAGAGGGTGCTTGATGACGGCTTTACAATTGACGAAATTCGCGCTATTGTAGAGCGGCTTAAGCAGCCTCAATGAAAAAGGCCGAAGACTATGGGCAGCTTGATGAAGCAATTTGCCGGTGGATTGCAGCAAATTCAATCGGCCATCCAGCCAATAGCAGCGATCTTAACCAAATCGCCGCCGCTTTTACCGCTGGTGGCGAGCCTTGGCGCTTGATTGACCGCCGGATGCAGGCAATGCGTCGTTCCGGTCGCATTGAATACATTGGCCGCCGCAAGGACAGGCATGGATGGATTGCAGTCTTTTAGCTATTTAACAACTGACAATGACTAATCAACAACACCCCATCACCCCGCCAGAGGATGTAATCGAAGTGTTGCGCAGCCAAGCTCCGCAATGCGACGTTGATGCTGGCGTGAACAAGGAGCGCGAGACGCAGCTTGTCATTGCCGCCTATCGCGCTGGCGCTGATTATGAGCTTGAGGAGATCCTTTTGTATCCGGGCGAGGAGCCCGAAGACCGCCGGTATTTTGACAATGTTCCCGCCGCGAATATCAGAGCCTGGCGCCGCCCCAAGCCGCCGAGCTTGGCGGAGGAGGCACAGCGCATTCTGGTGGAGAACGGCGCCACATTGGACGGTCGCGTTGAGCTAGACCCCGAGGATGTCAGCATCATCGGCGCCGCCCTTGAGCGCCTGCAGGAGCTGGAGAGCAATGGCTGAATTGAGCCCCGCTGCGCAGGCGGTGCTGTGTGCTGCAGCTCGCCGTTACGCAATTGATGGTGATCTTCAAGACAGCATCGCCGCCGCCCTGTGTGCTGCTGCGGATCAGCTTGCGCAAGTTCCAATCGTCATTGGCGAGCCTTTGAAGGGAAACATCGCCAAGGACGCGGCAGTGGTTCACGTTGCCGACCTCTTTGCCATCGCCACCGAACTGAAGAACCAATGACTGAACAACACCCGATCACCCCACCGCCAGAGGAGCTGGTGCAGGAGTGGAGCGACGAATGGTATCGGCTCAAGGTCAAGATCAACACTGGAATCCCAGAGTACGTCGCCACCCAAGCCGCCCGCTGGGGCGCTGATCAAGAGCTGGAGGCGTGCTGTGAGTGGTTGCGCGAGGCTCGGAATCACGGGTTTGGCTATGACATGGGAAGGATTCTTGCTGACAATCTCCGCGCCGCTCGCCGCCCTAAACCGCCGAGCTTGGCGGAGCAGGCACTGGCTGAGTTGGATCAAATCCCGACTCACGACAACGAAGGTCGAACGGTAGGTGGTGATGCCTCCATCATCCGCGCCGCCCTGGAGCGCCTGCGGGAGCTGGAGAACAATGACTGAATTGAGCCCCGCTGCACAGGCCGTTTGGAATGCCGCCTGGGTAAATACCCCTGTTCAATGTGGCGACATTGAAGGCACGCGCCGAGCCCAAGTCGCCGCCGCCCTTCGTGCTGTTGTGCAAAATAGCATTTGCATTGATGATTATGGGGACGAATGCATAGATCCAAATGACATTCTCAAAATCGTTGAAGAATTGGAGCAATTCTGATGACTGAACTCTCACATCAAGCGCAGGCGGTGCTGGATGCCTACATGAATAACTGTGGCTGGCTAGATGGTCCATTAGATAGAGATTATCGCTGTGTTGCCGCCGTTCTGCGTGCTGCTGCGGATCAGGTGGTGCCTGGAGACGGATCTCGTCGCGCCAATGAGATCCGTCTCGAATTCCTCGCCATCGCCACCGAACTGAAGAACCACCAATGACCATCCTCACCAAGAACACTGACAAATTGCGCAGTGAAGTGGCAGCACACGTTGCTGCAGATTCCATTGTTCAAGGTATTTACTGGGACAAAGGAAGCAAGCGTGGCTGTTTCATTGGCTGCCTTGCCAAGCGGGATGATCCCTCACTCAACGAGGCAACTTACGGGTTGCCCGTGATGGTTCAGCGCATTGCCGAAAACATTTTTGAGGCACTACCTGCTAATGAAGCCAAGGCATTTTTTGCAGCTTTGCCTGATGCGGTTGGATGCGATGGCAAGGATCTAACCAGAGTTGGCTGGCAGTTTCTTGCTGCTGAGCTGCGTTGTTTGCCCGCGCAGTCTGCTGAACTTCAGGCTGTCATTGATACAGTGATTGCAGGTATGGACCTACTTGCCAGTGGGCAAGAGTGGTCTAGGGCTGCTGCTGCTCGGTCTGCTGCCAATGCTGCTACTGGTGTTGCTTGGTGGGCTTTTGGTGCTGCTGATGCTGCTGATAATGCTGCTGCTGCTGCTGAGCTGCGTTGTTTGCCCGCGCAGTCTGCTGAACTTCAGGCTGCCGCTGCTGCTCGGGCTGCTGCTAAGGCTGCTATTGCTGCTGTTGATGCTGATGCTGCTGCTGCTCGCTTGCGACAGCGTGACCTGCTGCTTCGCCTTATCTCTGAAGCCCCTGTTGTGGAGAACCACCAATGAGCACTGACATCAAAACCTATAAGGTCGATGCTGCCTTTGCGGAGCTGCGCGGTTTTGATCACTTCGCCAAGCCACACGACTTCATTGAGGTCAGCCTGTGGCGCAACGGCGAGGGTTTTGATGCACACCTGAGCACTCACGCCGATCAAACTATTCGCCTGACCTGGGGCGAGTTCAAGGCCCTCAAGAAACTCATCAAGGAGCTAGACAAGTGACCAACAACTTTCGCGCCTTGTGCGCTGATCTGATTGAGGCAGTCTTGTCCGATGACAGCCACATCGACTGCACAGAAATCGCTCGCCGCGCCCGCGCCGCCCTGGCAGATGAACCGACTGTGCCCGAGGTAGTCGGCAGCGACTGGCAGCCGTGCGTCAAACTTCCGATCACCGTCCATGTGCGCGAGCAGCGCCCAGGTGAGCAGCACGTCTCAACCCGAGAGGGAATTACGCCTGTGCAGTCAGATGACTTGATCATGCTCGGCGTAGCTGGCGAGGAATACCCGATCGGTCGCGAGTTGTTCCAACGCACCTACCGCATGGGGAGCGCAGATGAACCGGCTGTGCCCGAGGGCAGGGATCCGGCCGCTGTCACGAAGCAGCCTAGTGATGCCGAACAGGTTTTGAGGCTTGCCGCAATCATCCGCGAGGTTGACGGCAACCACAGCAAAGGCGCTGCAGCCTTGGCCGAATCAATCCTTGATCACCCAGGCTTCCGCGTTGTTCTTGCCAGCTGGGGAACTTCTAATTTGACGCAAACTAAGCTGTCGCCCGCCGCTGGAGAGGTGGTGGGATTGGTCAAGATGCTAAAGGGCATTGCCTATTGGAGACTCCATGGCACCGATAAACCTACCCCGTTTGACATCCGCCAAGCAGCTCGACTCACCCGCGCCGCCGATCTGCTGCAGCGGCAGGTGGTGGTGCCGGTTCCCGTATCGGAGTGGCTGCCGGAGCCAAGTACAAAAGTGCTCGCGCACTACTTCAACGACCTAGGGCGCAAACGAACAATCTGCGCGATTTGGGTTCCCGCCAAGTCTCGCAGTGGTGACATTGGCGACGACGACGATTTCACGGAGTACGACGAAGAAGACGGCAAGTTCTACTGGCCCGAGGGCTGGTACGAAACAATCGAAAACTGGGACGACCTTGGCTACGTCAAGGTTGTCGAGGGCGAAGTGATTTACTGGCAACCGCTTCCGAAGTGGCACGCCCACGCCCTGCCGCTGCCGGAGGTGGGCGAATGAGCCTCAACGAGTTCGGCGTCCTCGCCGTAGCTTATGTGGTGGTGTGCCTGCTTAGCTTGTGGGTAGCGTCCAGAATCCTGCCATGACGGAGCTGATCGACCGGATAAAGCGCGACGGCGGCACCATCGAGGTGCTGCAAGATGAACGCGGGATGACCTATCACCGCGTCTGTGCGCATGGCGTCTGTCGATCGTGCGAGGATCGCTGGCAGGCTGAAATGTACCTTGATCAAATGCTACGCTCCACGTCCTCTACTCCATCTTCTTATGGTGCTTGATTCTCGTTTCCGGGTTGCGTTGATCGCCGCTACACCTAATCCGCAACAGTGCATCTACGCCGCGATGCACCAGGACTACGCCGAGACGTTTGTAGTTTATGAGCAGTTGCCGGATGAAACCGTATGCGGCCATACGATCGTCCGCAAGTTGCTTGCTGGTGAACGTGGCCACTATGGCCCACTGGAGCACCCGCAGATCACGTTCAATGTCGGCTGGTTTCCGCATAGCGTGATGCAACAGGCGCGGACGCATCGCGTTGGTGTAAGTTTTGATGTTCAAAGTATGCGTTACACAGGAGACAGAATCTGCAAAGCAGCCGCTGGGGAGCTAGAGCTGGAGGAGGTCTTTTACCTGCGTCCCGCCGGATACTATTCTGATAGAAATGGCAAAAAATATCAATACTCAGAGCATCAAAGAAGCAAGGATCTTGATTTATGTCAAGAAGCGGCCAGCAGATACTCTGATCTGATTCTTGGCGGCTTTGCGGAAGAGCACGCTAGGGGGATTTTGCCCTTTGACTATCGCCAGCACTTTGTAGTGAGCTTTTCGCTGCGAGCATTCTTGCATTTTATGGATTTACGTGCCAAGCTTGATGCTCAAGAAGAAATCCGCGTCTTGTGCGATTTGATGTGGCCCCATGCGCAGGCCTGGGTGCCGGAAATCGCCGCATGGTATGAGAAAAACCGCCTGCGCAAAGCGCGTCTTGCGCCGTGAGCGGAATGGCAATCTGTCCTAATTGCAGCTCTGATGCAACCAAAGTAATTGAGTCCACCCAGCTGCATGATGGGGGCCGCCGTCGTCGCCATTTATGCCATAGCTGCGGCTTTAGATGGTCAACTTGGGCTGGCGCCCCTCCGCGCAGAGGCCGCCTCCCAAATTCAAGACCCGGCAGAAAAAGCAAGCCTCCGCTCACGGAAGATCAGGTAAGGCTGATTCTCCTGTCTCCTCTTAGCTCGTCAAAGCTTGCCCGCCAGCTGAATAGGCCGGTTGAAACTGTTGCTGGCGTTCGCCGTGGACAGTTTCACAAAAATACACTGCCAGAGCTGCCGAGGCGCAAGCCTGAGCCTCGGCGGACCTATCAAAAAGCATTGCCAGAAGGCCTCCCATCGTGTAGGCTGTGTAAGCACTGGAGTAACAGCAAGTGTGGCATGGGTTTCCCGGACCCAATTTACGAAGGGCCTGGATTCGCAGCTGAATGCAGCGTCTATGCGCCATTGGCCGCTCGGCCCGCCAATCAGCCAACGCAAAAAAATCATGGCGAGGCGGCGAAAGCGCCTGAGCCCCTGATTCTTGCGCTTTACAGGAATCACTATGTATCGCCCGATGATTGGTGGTTCAGCTGCCCAAGGGCGGAAGATGCCACCAGCGATGAATGCTCCTGCGGGGCGGGCGCTCACAATGCAAGGCTCGATGCCCTGGTGGCCGCCCTTGGCAGCTCGGAACCAGAGCTGGCAAAGCTCAATGCTGTAATCGAAAAATTCCTCAAACCAGTAAAAGAAAATGGCACTAGATGATGACTTTCGTTTTGGCAGATTTGTGGGCATTGCCATTACAATTTGTTTTTGGCTTTTCTTGCTTATCAGCTTGCGCAAGAAGCTGATTAAGTGGTTGCTTGATGCAGCCATGCAGGCGGCTGGCGCAAGCCAGTCCACAGTGGCGAGGATGCCCGCATTGGCGGCTCAAATTGTCGGTGAGCACGCCGAGTTGCTGCAATGGAGCCAGGCAAAATGATGGAAAAACATCGCCACAGGCTTTGGCTCAACATCATGGAAGACCTTGGGCCGCCAGAGGGGTGCATTGTTCCAGCCTGGCTTGTGTGTGTCCATGCGATGCTTTTTCCTTTGCAGGGATTGCGCTGGATCATTGATAGACACATGGGCTATGATCCACTTCGCATGGTGTGGACAATACACGGAATTGACTATTCTGATCGCATCTTCCACCGCCTTGCTATTGCTGATGGAGTATTGTATCGGTTTGTTACTGTGAACAAGGTTTTGACCGTTGAAATTATTGCACAGCCGCCAAAGGAGTAAAAATGAAGATAACGAGTGGATTGTTTAGTTTTTCTAGGGCAGAAGTTGTTCGCGCCAGCCTGCTGCTGAGACCTACAATTGGCAGCTCCATTTGGATGACGCTTAACTCACATAGGCTTTTGATGTTTTTGCCTTTGAATTGGAGAGTCTTAAATAGGGAGGTCTTACTGCGTCTTGGCTATCAATTCACTGTCATTGGCATTGAATGGGAGTCAATTCAACAGGTTGAAATTGCTTTGCTTTATTTTCAAAGGCTGGGTCTAGCAGAAATTTGGGAAGACACATCAAATGGCAAGATCATGGTTCGGCGGAAATCCTAGTCCAATGCCAAATCAAATTTATTCTTCAACTGGAAGAAAAATTCCATCTAAAATGCAGTGCCCTAAGTGCAGATTTTTATTTTCAAAAGTTATTTCAACCAATGAAGACGAATCGGGAGTAACGCTCCGCAAGCGTCGCTGCAAACAATGTGAGCACGTATTTTTTACAGCTCAAGAGCCAGAATACATGGTAAAAGGCGAAAACATTGCGTGGAGGAATGGCAAACTGTCTTTGCGCGATAATTCTGCCCCACTCACAGGTCTTGGGATTTCCACCCAGCCTTGTCACGCTTTAATGAGGGCTGGTTACAAAACTATCAATCAAGTTGTAGGATTAAGCGATGATCAAATACTTGCTATTAGAGGGGTTGGCGTGAAGTTCTTGCTTGAAATTCGCACTGCTATTCGTAGGTGGAAGGACCGCCCGGAAGACTTTTAGCTTCAGGGTTAAACTCTCTATCTTCAAGACTTGTCGTCAATAGCTTATGCTTGCTTAGTTTCATTTTCCATTGAGCCGCCCAAATTCTTAAAGTTTCGTGGTCAAGCACTTTCCTGGAGTCATCATTTATGCAGGCAAATTTTTTTTCAAGCAATGAAGAGAGGTTTTCAAACTGCTCCGCACAGCTTTGCGCCACCGATAGCGCTGTTTCGTAGGCAGCCTGGATTTCCAATTTTTCTGTTTCGCTTAGCGGAAGTTTCATTGATCTTGCGAATTGTGATTTGAGCCCAAGCGGGATAAGACTTCTCCAGGTGGAGCAGGGCCGATTGATTGCCACCAGTCCAGTCACTCAGGGTTCCCAGGATTGGGGGATGCCCATCCTGAACAACGGTGAAACGGTAGGAGGTCGGTTCCATGGTGGTACTCTATACCTTGACGGTGGATCCTGCAAGGTGCCAAGAACGGTAAAGGGCAAGACAAGGTTCCCATTCCGAATTACGATCGTTCCGCCTGGGAAGCCGGAGCGCCGGTCGCCGTGGATTGGCACTCACCGATGGAAGCATCGAGCCATTTATACCATGAAGATGAAGCTTTCAATTCAAATAGAAAAAGCTTTAACCAGGGCAGGCTGGAAATGGTTTAAGTTCTATTCTGTTCGTGGATATGGGGTGCCTGGACGGCTTGAGTTTATATGTCCATACTCTTCAATGGTTGCAAAAACAATTTGCCAGCAAGAAGCAATCTATGTCAGAAGGTACTGGGCTCTCTGCGCGGAAAAATCTCAGGAAGTGTTGGATTGGCTTTGTCAGCTAGATCCAGCCAGGTACTCTGCCCAACTTCACAGCTACCTGCTTAGAACAATTATTATTTCGTACAACGCAAGAGAAATTGACAAATACGAGCAATCAAATCCGTTTCAGCAGGCAAAGCCATGGCAAGAGCTGTAAAATATCACGAAATGTTCACGAAGGAGGGATGTCCAGTTTTTTCTTCAACACAAACCGAGAACCGAATAGCGCTTTGCAAAAAAGCTCTGTGTCCAGATAGGTCGCTAATTATTCGATTTAACGATTGCTATGAGTCTGACTCTGAAGCCGCAAGGTATCGCAAGCTCCGCTTTCTTTCTGGAGAATATTTTGATGAAAATGCAAAAAGCCTGAGGGAGTTGGGCTGGGGAGGTCGCTACAAAACTCCAAAGTATGCGATAGAGGGTGGCTTCTACCCATTTGTAAGGTGTATGCAAAAAACTAGGCCCGTTGACGCTGGGATTATCTGGGTTGGAACTAGGCATGAGTATCCTAGGATTTGGCTTAATAATCTTGTGGCTTCCTGGCTTTGTCCTTATACAAAAGCTGGATACGTGATGACCGAGCCGTTTGAGCCGATTGATCGCGTGCTGGCAAACTGGCATCGCCTGTCTGATAGGCGCCTGTATCCGGCGCTAATGCTGCCCCCGGTCCCAGACGCTTAAAAAATGCTTGGGCCGCGCCTGTAAGCCGCTTTGCGTGCTAGGCTTTTAAGGCCAACCAAAACACGCTATGGCAGTGCCAGCCCGTGAGCCAGACTGGGTTCAGTTTGAGCCAAAAACGCTTCACGATCGCATGATGATCGAGGCCGAAACGCAAATTCAGCACAACTGGACTGACGTTGCGATTCACGATAAATACAAGCTGCGCCAAATCCCCGAGGATCACGCCTGCCTGTGGGTAGTGAGGGGCGAGGGCTCCAACCTGCTCCCTGCGTATTGCGAGCTTGCGGATGCCGACAAGTGGAAGAAAGAGCAAGGCAAGGGAATTTCTTCCCTGGTGGCCTTCTTCTGCATGTGCCAGGACTACTTCGCAAAGTTTAGGCAAAAGTTTGATCCTGCGGTCAATAGTTACTACATCGTCATTAAGGGCAAGGACGACAGCGGCGGCCAGATACTGCCGGTTTCTTTTCAAGAAATTGCAGATTTTGTGATGGCTGGCAACTTTATCTGGACCGAAGACGGCTACCAGCTCCCAAGCGAGGTTTCTTGATCAATGAAAAAAATTCTTTTTTCTGCTTTTTTTGTTGCTGAGGTCGCCTGCTCTGGCGCGTTTGCCGCTCAGGTTGATCCAGAGACTTTCGCCCTGGCTTTTTGCGCAGCCAGGCGGCATGGCGTCGCCACCAGGGCGGCAGCTCGACTTGCGACTGACGTTGCCATTGATTTGGACAAGCCTTCGGCCCCGATGATTGGCAATTCTCCGGCCGACGCGAAAGCGTCTGTCCGCGCTGCATTTGCAAGGTGCCCAGAGTTCTTCGCCGACTAAGGGGCTCCAGCTGTTGACAGCCAGGCCCTAAGCCAGTAAGATCAGACAGCTGCAACGCAGCGCCATCCATTCGCCCAAAGGCCATGACACCTCAAAAGTTTCCGCTCACTGAAAACATGCGTCGCTATGGCGGCAATTTTATCGCCAAGCTTGCAGATGCAATGATCGCCGCCGACCCCGCGAACTTTCAAAGGCTGTGCGCCGCATTCCCGGATGTGGTCGAGAAGTATTCGGAGACAATGGAATGAAGTTTTCCAATGTCGCGGAAGCTCTCGATGCTTGCGAAAAAGCCGGCCTTGAACCGAGGCCGCATGTTACGGGGCTGGGAGAGCAAACCTATTGGGTCCATCTTCCGGGCTCCACGCGAGGCGAATGCTTTTGCAATGATTCTCAGTTCCTCGGATGGGCAAATGCCTATTTCGATGAAAAAGAAGATGACGGGCCTGAAGGCGAGGAGGACTGGCTTTATGTGGAAGCTTGAGTTTTTGGCGGAAGAGTCTCGTGAATGGACATCAGACCTTTCACTTGCCGGCTGCTCAATGTGTGCTGAGCCATTTGAGAACGCTCGCCATGCCAGAACCGCCAAGTCTATCTTGACAGATTTGTGGCCAACTCTGCAAGTTAGAGTTGTTCGCATTGACGAAGACTAATTTCGCTGTCTAATTCCAGTCAATTCCACTCAAATCAAATGATCGCACTCACTGAAGACTTTTCCGCTTTTCCCATGAATGAAGAGAGCAAAGCTCTACTTCTTGAGGCAATGTCAGAGTTTGAATCTGACGAGCGCAATGAAGTCAAGCGGATCATCAAGGAGAGACTTCTTGAAATTAAGCGCCTTGAGTTCATGCTTGAAAAGGCAAAAGCTGATGTTGCGCGACTTGTGCAGGAAGATCCAACCGCAATTCGGATGCTGGCTGGCAAATGACGAGCGCACCGCACTCGGGATTCGTATTCGCTGATGGAAGCCGGCTTATGGCAGGCTTCCCAGGACAGTCTCACTGCTGGCTCATTGAAGGGTGCTTCCCGGTCTCTTGCGAAGTGACGGCTTCGTATTATGGGTTTGACCGCTTTGGCATTGACCGCTTTGGCATTGCTGTGCCTAGAAGAGAAGATGTTAGTCTTACGATCAGGGGGACTCGCGGAATCTCTTCGGTTTCCTTTGAAGACGGCCTAAAGCTTTTTCAAACCGCAGCAACAATGTCTGTCAATGAGCTTCTTGCAGCAGCGTTTGAGAAAATGAATGATCGAGCTATTTAGCTGTCATTTCGCAAGCCTTCGCTAAGCCAATGCAACTTTCAGACGATCAAATGCAGCAGCTTGTCGCTGATGCAACGCAAAATCTGCAAATTCAGCTTCAACAAAGCCTTGTCAAGAGACTTGAGATTACTGTCACGGAATCTGCAGCGCGCTTGATTCACTCTCATGTTGAGGCATGGATCAAGCAAAATGTTCTTCCAGATGTGACTACTTTGCTGGAGGATGGCAAGGCAGCTCTTCTTGCATCTTCGATTGAAGGGGCCAATGCCATTGCAGAAGGGCTTGCAGAAGGGATGAAAAACACTGCACTCAAGAATCTTGAGAGCCCTTACAGGCGTTCGGAGATTTTCAAAACGCTTTTCCAGTGAGATCCTATGGAATGGATTATTGATCGGTTGCCAACTAAGGAAGACGCCGACAGCTACGGGAACGTTGTTTGCGGCGACAGAGATTCATGGGCGGATGTGCATTGGAGTTACGTGGACTCTCGCACTGCCTGGCTTGCATTCAAGCCGGCCCCAGAGCCCGCCGCCCCCACCAGCCAACCCCGCCCCCACCAGCCAACCCCGCCCCCCCCTTCACCCCTCCCGGCGCTACGCCCGAGCCAGCTGCCGCCGCTGTCACCACCCCCACCAGTCAGCCCCGCCGCATCAGGAGGTGGATAATGGCTGATCCCCGCAATGCTCCACCCACCGGCTTTGTCGCCACCTGTCGCTGCGGCGTGGTCGTTGGCGCTATGGACTACATCCGCACCGATCGCCGCGAGGCTGGTCGCCTCCTTGGTCAGTGGCTTCACGATGGCTGCACCGTCGAGCCACGGTTCACTGGCACATGGAACGTCTACGTTAAACCTTGCCGCTGTGGCATGGACTACTTGCCACTGTCCAGCGAAAAGGTGGATCATGACTGACCGCGTGAGCATCGCGCTCGATGCCGACTCGGTTGCTGCCGTGGCCGACGACGGCACTTCATGGTGGCTTAGCGGCGATGGAACCGAGTGGACCCAAATGCCCGCGTTGCCGGATCGGAAATGAGTCTTCTTGATGAATGCGTTGCTGCATACAGCGCTGGTGTCGAACCCGTCAGATGGCCCAAAACAGTCTTCGGGCCGGATCGCGCCGCGCTGGCGTTGCTGCCGTGCTGGCACATCTTTCCGCAAACCCCACTCTTACCAGGACACTTCTCATGAACGAAGAGGCAGCTAAGGCGATTTCTGTCGTAGAAGCAAAGAAAGAAAAAGCAAGGCTTGAGCACGAGATCGGGGCGCTTGTAAGCGCTTTTTCAGAAAAAACCGGGCTTAGCATTAAGGGCCTGGACCTGATGCCACTTGTGTCAATGGGAGACGAGACTAGGTATTATGTTAAAGTTGATGCTGAGCTGTGATGCAAAATTCAGTCTGCGAAAAAATTAAAAAGCAAAAAGCTGTTAATTTTTTCAACAACTTAATTTGCGCATTCATAGCTGCTTCGGTTTTTGCTATGATTGGCATTGAGTACGGCAATAGCCGTCTCCCAGCCAACAGTGGCACGCAAGGGTGCGTCAAATGACAATGCTTGCGTTTACATGCGTCGCAATGAAAGCCAGCGATCCGCCAAAGCGAATTGGAATTATTGCGACCTGCAGAGAAGGCGCCATTCAGACTGCTCAAGAAATCTTCCCAAACCACGTTTTGGGAATTGTAAGTCTTGAGCCCGAATGGACAGATGATCCAGCTTGATTCACAAACCAAGTAAATGATCAACGATGATTGAACGAATCAGGGAGCAGCTTCAGCGCTGGCAACTTCGCCGGGAGCAATGGCAGTTTCACCGCTTCAGGGCCAAGCTGCTTTCTGACTTTTATCTCTACCAGTATGCCACTGGTGGCCACTACAACCTGCAATTCGTCAAGGCTTGCAGGCATGAACTGAGAAACCGTCGCTAACGCCATTCAACATCAAATCATGAACTACGACGACTGGAAGCTGAGTCCACCAGAGTACCCAGCTGATTCTGAGTTTCAGGAGAAGGTAATCGACAGGAATCAGGGAGTATTTTCTTGGCAAAGATTTTGCCATTCAATGCCTCAATATTGCGTTGATGACGCAATTTGGCAAACTTGCAAAAAAGGCCCATTCATTACGCCGATTGAAAGGCTAATTTTTTGGGCCAATCTTGCAGTGGCGAGGCTCAAGAGACTGCAAAATCCCATTCAAGTAGCTGGCTGGATGTCACTGGCATGGGTCAATTCCTCCTATGTCGATGCCTGCGTCACGGTAGAAGAGACATGGAAGGAATCTTGGTCTTTTCATGACTTAAAAGCCGTCGAAGAGGATGATGGATCTATTTCACTGTATCGTTGCAACTTTGAAAAGCCTTAAATGCAAGCCTCGATGAAAGACGTGGCCTTTTGGTCGTCAACTCCACAGCAAGGAAAGACAACTGCTGCAAGGTATCTGCAACACTTTGGGTACGCAAAGTTTGCATTTGCTGATCCACTTTACGCAATGCTCAGGTCAATGCTGCTGATAGCTGGCTACGAGCGCAGTGAAATCGACTTTTATCTTTCGGAAGGGAAGGAAGAGGTTATTCCTGAAATTGGCGTCAGTTGCAGGCATTTAACCAGAACGCTTGGCACGGAATGGGGAAGGCACATTATTGACCAGAATTTGTGGGTCAAAGTCGCAAGAAAAAGAATCCTAAAAGAGCAGGGAGACATTTATAGGCGACCAATTTGCTTTGATGATCTTCGCTTTCCAAATGAACTTGAGCTGCTTAAGAGACACGGCTTTACGCTTATCAGGGTTGTGCGCGAAACTGGCAGAAGTGACTATCACGTTTCTGACTTGGCGCTGAGGGATTACGATGGCTGGGACCATGTTGTTGAAAACAATGGCACACCAGAAGAGTTCAACTTCAAAATTCAAAAGCTTCTTGAATGGAACTAACTAACTTTGAGAAAAGGCTTTTGCTTGTTGCGCTAAAGTTTCTCTACAGAGCCGGTCCACACTTTGTTTCAATGCTGTGGGATGGCAATTCACCAGAGAAGCAAGAAGATTGGGACAAGTGCAAGGCTCGCATGAAAAAGCTTTACGCAAAAATCAAAGGTAGCATTGATGACGGTTGCATCCCAGAGCCTCAGGCTTGCCGAGATCACATTCGCAAGCAAGCAAAACTTTAGGTATGTTTACACGGCAGGAGGCTTCAAGGTTTGTCGCAAGTGCTGCGGATCAGAAAGGACTAGGTTTGCTATTGACCCTCTCTGGATCATCAAGGCTGACAACGTAAATGCAACTGGCTACAGAATAAAGTGCGAAAACTGTGGCGGATGGATTGATTCTAAATCCTAGGATTAAATCTTACAGGTTCACTATCGCGCAAGGCTGAACTGGGGCAAGAGTTTGCGGTCGAGGCTGGCTAAATTGCCAGAATCGACCGCTTTTTAGTGTTACGCTTCGCCAACCTTATGGCGGGCTTCGCTTGCATACGGGGCGTTCGTATGGTACAATGGATGGCGTCGGGGATCTTGCGGGCTCGCCGGCCGCCACACTTACACCTTACAGGTTATGCCAACAGCAAATCAGACCGTGCGTCAGGCAGCAGTTGCTAGGCGACAGCTTAAAAGGCTGCTTAAGCAGCTGCCAAGCTTGCGGCTCAGCATTTACAAGTTGTTAGTTGCCATCAAGAAGGATCAATGCTGGGAGCCTAGCTCTGACGCCGAAGAGCCCTACATTGACTTCACCATCGGTTGCACCTTCGACTTTGACGAAGGTTGCATTATCTGGAGCTACCAGACCGGAGACAACAGCTTCACTGGTGGAGCTTACGGGCACCCCGAATGGTTTACTACTTCACTACTTAGCCGCAGTAGCTGCATGGATCTTGCCACTGGTCTGATCTCAGAGATTGACAGTCGCATCTGCGAGCTTGCATCCGGCCACTTTCCTTTTGCCGAATACTGAGTCTGTATCTGCTGATCAGCTTTTTGCATGTTTGCAGTTTACCTGATTTTCACTCAATGAAGAACTACAAGCTCACAGTCGCCGAGAATCAGCTTACTGGTGAGATTGGCGTCATTGTTTGCACTGGCCGCAAGTACCATGATCCGTGGAATGGGACAGTTGCAGCTCACGACATTCTTGAGCATCCTGCAACTCCGCACCACGATCCATTTATTGACGAGTTTATGGCTCTTGGAGCGATGGCTGCAAGTAGAATAGCGACGAACCATAGATCATTTTCAAGGCTAAGACCTGACAGCTTTGCCGACATTAGCGCAGACATTAGTAGACTTATCCTTGAGCGTCCCCAGCAACTATGCCCCATTCCCTCAGGGAATAGAGTAAGGGATTCAAGAATTGTCTCTGATTTTAGAGATTGCGTGAAAGCGGGCATTAAAGAAGCTCGCTATGAGCTTGAAGAAGAAGGCGATACAATGCGCGAAATAAACGAAGAAGAGCTATCTTCTATCGTTGGCTGGATGTGCAAAGGCTACAGTCTTTATCGCGCAAGATTCAGGCGTTCGCCCGACAACGCCATCTACCTGTTTGATCTGATTCAGAAAGAAGTGGACAGCTGGCTTTCTGATAATAACTTTGAAGGCGCTGAAGCTACATTGTGCGTAGACTTTACGAACTGCTACTGCCACATTGCCGAGCATTTCTCAAAATGAAGAAACTCGTTATCGAAATCAAGGGAGATTGCACAGACTCCTTGTGCAATGCCATCAGAGAGGTTGAGCGCGTCGTTAGCGAAGGCTACACCTCTGGCTTCAATAGCAACGAAACAGATTGCTACCACTTTGACATTTCTGAGATCAATGACTAGCTCAACAGAAGACAGCCGCTTGTTTATTGCCGTGTTTCCTACTGGCATCGGCTATGCCGATATGTCAAAGGAGGAGCATGGAGATTACAAGCGTGTTGCATTTTTGTCTTATCGAACTTTGCAGTTTGAGCCGGAAAAAAATGCAAACAGAGAGCTTATTGAGCAGGCCAGGCAGCACGCAGTTACAATCCAGGCGATGCGCGGGCAAGAGTTCCGTGTTTCAGCCTCCGGTCAAACCGTGCTTCTTGGAAGTTGACTCCCTTGACTTTCCAGTTTATCTTTTTTGACAATGAATCCATCAGTTAAGCAGCTTGCTGAAACCCTACTTTGGTCGGAGTACGATCGTGACGGAGACGACGAGCCACTTGATTCAAAGTTCAGCCCTGAAGACATTGACAGTAAATCTCTGTCGGAACTTCATCAGAGATTTCAAAAGTTTCTCTCAGAAGCAGAGGCTGAAATTACCAAGCTCAAGGGTGATGGTTGGAGTTTCGTTGAAGACTTTTACACTGGATCAGACAGAAGTGGCTATCAGCTTGAGCATGATTACATTATGACTGTCAATGGTCATGGCTGCGGCTTTTGGGAGACAAGTGATTGGTTGCCAGAAGTCGGAGACATCTTGACAAAACTTGCAAAAGAAGAAAAGCAGATTAGCTGCTGGGTCAAAGATGAAACAGTTTACATTGAGTTCGGTTAAATGAAAGAGTCGGCTATTCAGATTTATCGACTTAGCGAAGTCGGGCGATCAATGACATGGAGAGAGTATCAAGCTTTTGGCTATGGTCTGACACAATGGCAAGATTACGGGCTTTCCAGGTCTTTTGGGCCGATTGCGCACTGGAGCCCAAATCTTACGCTTGGCGAGATTGAAGATGCCTGCCCATTTGCAGGCAGAACAATGGCAAAGATTTTTGCCGAAAGGTTGGGGCTTCCAGATTTAGCCATCACGGATGGGCCTCCCAGATTCTACAGGCAAATCGACCGATCTTAAAAAAATGAACCGACCCCTCGGCTATCTGCAACAGCAAATGTTTGATTTTTGCAAGCGCCACCCTGGACATCACTATGTCCCAGCTGACGCTGAGAGTGTAAGGATTGCTCGATCACTTGAAAAGCGCGGCCTACTGCACATCACAGATTGCGGGATGGTCGATGCTCGCGGCAGGTCTGCCCTGATGGCCTCCTACGTTGAACCCTGAGCATCGCCAGCGCCAGCCAGCGACCTCCCTGCGCCACCTTGGCCCATCGAAGTGACACTCTGGGGCCTCCAGCCTCAGAGCCCCCTCCCTGGCGATTTCTGCCTTCAAGTTAAAGCCATGCCAAAGACTCGCAACTCTTTACAACTTACAAGAAACGAGACAATCGAAAGGCTACAGGCTGCCAAAAGTTACCTTGGAAACAAGGATAGACTGGCATTTATGCGAACAGGTAGCATCTACCTTCCGTGCAACTATCGCCCTGAAGACGAGCAAAGCTGGTACTCTGCGCCGAGGCTTTCTGAGTTAGAGCTTTGCTCCCTTTCAGAATGCACTATGGCCTTCGCCGGCTACAGCTGGAAGGCTGATTCAAGGTTCATGGCATCTAACGCAATCGAGTTTACAGACTGGGCATTCCGCAAAGGCGCTTCAATAGGTGAGGCAGTAGTCATCATTTTTTATCCTTGGAAGGAGAAGCGCAAAACCACAAAAACTGCAACTTTGTGGCTTGGGACTTGGCATCACGCCCCGCTCATTGCATGGATTGGTGGCATGGTCGCAGATCAAAATGTAGCAGTTGACGCTCTCCCTAAGTACCTCGATCTGATTCACTAATGCAAAACATCCTTCTTGAAGTTAAAAGCGTTCGGCGCTGCGACAATGGCCACACTTGCAACTTGATAGCTAACGGCAGAAAGGTTGCATTTATTGCCCCTGGCATCTTTGAGTGGACAAACTATTCAAAAAAGGTTGATGTGCTGACTTGGTTTGCGGCCAGGGCAGGCTCAAAGGCAAAGCAGCCGCAACCTACAGAGCTGAAAGATGGTTGGGAGTCTGAGATTCCAGATCACAGGCTAGAAGACGCAAAGCATGAGGCGACGGAAACGGCCTTGCATCAATGGGTCATCTTGCATTTTAAGGCATACGAGATTACTCAAAGATGCAAGTTTACAGTTATGAGCCTTGGCAGCAAAGGGGAGATTCTTGACTGGGGCATTTCTCCTGACAGTCTGCATCCCACCAGGCTAGGTGATAACTGGGAGTCTCAGCTTTCTGGTTGCGACAGCGGTTCCGGCAAAGCTAAAGGTAGTGGCTACAGTCGCTCACGCTCTTCTTCGTCAACTTTGTTGAACAAACTTTCCATGCCAGAAATAGTCAGGCTTTTAGAGCAAAAGCCAAAGCCAGCTCCTCGGCGGAAACGCGCTAAGGTTTAACGGTTGCCTCTTTGCAATGAAAGTCTTGGTTGCTTGCGAGTTTAGCGGCAGAGTTCGGGATGCTTTTCTGAAGAAGGGCCATGAAGCGATTTCATGCGACATTTTGCCGACAGAGGTTCCAGGGCCGCATTATCAAGGCGATGTGGCAGACATTTTGCATACTGAAAGTTGGGATCTTATTATTGCGCATCCTCCATGCACCTATCTTGCCAAAAGTGGTGTAAGGTGGCTTGGCGAAGAAGGAAGTGATAGATGGCAGAAAATGGTTGAAGCAGCAGCTTTTTTCAATTTATTCCTTGCCCACCCATGCAAAAAAGTTTGCATTGAAAACCCTGTGATGCACCGTTACGCAAAATCAAAGCTGCTGATTCCACATTACAGCCAAAAAACTCAACCCTATTTCCATGGTCATCCAGAAAGAAAAGCCACTTGTCTTTGGTTAAAGGGGCTTCCGCTTCTTCAAGCAACAGGAAATGTATCGCTGCTGATGATTGGACAGTCTGAAGGTTCAAAAAACAAAAGTCACTGGGAGCCGCCTGGGAGAGAAAGGCAAAAGAATAGAAGTCGCACCTTCCATGGAATAGCTAAAGCAATGGCCGATCAGTGGGGGTAAGTTGTCGGCAGAACCTGGCCAATCTTGCGAAAATCTCGCCCTAATCTTACAGAGACCCAAGAAAAGTGCTGTTACGCTTTGCTAACTTTAAGGGTCGCCGGGCTTGACGAATGGCGTTCTTTCGCTTACAATGGGGGCGCTGGGGAAGTTGCATCTTAAGTGCATCCAGACCTTGCAGTTAAAACTCTACAGCTTACAGCTTGATCATGGAAACTGGCATTTGCGTTAAAGTAACGACAAAGCTTGACAATAACGGCAACAGGATTGCAACCGCCGTTCACAAGCGAGACAGCAGCACAACTTACAGGCTGCGAATGCAGACTAAAGATCCAAAAGAAGCTCTTGACGCCTGGATGGCAAAGTTTACCGGCCAAGGCTCCAAGGGATTGATTGCAGACTTTGAGGTTGTAGCTCGTGGCGGCGATCACGAAGGCTACTGCTATGTACTCGCTCCCCGCAACTTTAACTGATGACAGTTTCCTTTTCCGAGTTCAAAAGCTCATACGTTACGCTCCCTCCCGACAGGTTTTTTGCCACCAGGATTGCGGTTGAGCAGTCAATCACTAGAGATTACTGGTTGCAGCCTGGCGCACATCCGATGGAGTGTATGCCTTCCTGGTTCTTTGTTTACATGAATGAAGCCTGGATCGCATACCTTGGGTCAGGCATTTACATGACCCTTGTTGAGGGCAAAGAGATCAGCGGTGGAATCACAGAGGTTCTGACCGCACTGTTTGAGTGGTGGCAGGATTCATGAACTACCGAGAAGCCAAAAGGCTATTTGACGAACGCTTCACGTTCTCTCCAAAAGACAGGGCCGAGGCGAGTCAAGCTTGGTGCATCTTCATTGACACCTTGCACCGTGATGGCCAGATCACGGACAATCAAGTTCAATCCTGGGACAACCCTTTTCACAAGTAACATGGAAACCATTAAGCTTGACAGCTGCATTATTAAGATCCACCAAGATGAAATCTGCCTAAATCCAAGAAAAGAGTTTGATTGCTTCCCTGGAACGTTTGTTTGCTTTCATCCGCGTTACGACCTTGGGGACGTGAATCCAAGATGCTCCCCAGACGAGTACAAGCTCCAAATGATGCAAGACAGGGAGTATAGCTTAAATAAAAAGTGGATTCCAGATGACATCAAGAAAGATCATGTTGAAGCCTACATTGCCAAGCATTTTGCAATGCTTCCAGTTTATGCGTATGAGCATGGAGACATTTGCATAAATGTTAAGCCTTTTGGATGTCGATGGGATAGCGGCCAGGTTGGCTTTATTTACATTTGCCGCAACTCTAAAGAGTACGACAATCTTGAAGCAGGCTTAGCTGGAGAGATCGAAGTCTTCAACGAGTTTCTTCAGGGCAATGTCTATAGCTTCACTATTTACGACCTTGATGGCGAGGTTTTAGAAAGTTCGGGTGGATACTACGGCATTGACAGCTGCAGGCAAGAGGCTATTCACATTGCGTCAAGATTCAACCAAAAGCCTGAGCCATCGTCTTCCAGCTTTTTTCTAAATGTTGGCGAACGTGCTTGGCGCAAGATGCGCAAGTTTGCGCTTTGCACCCTACTGATTGCCTGCTCTCCACTTGCCGCCTCTTTCTTGACGGAAAAGTATGTAGAACTTGTAGAAAATAGATTAAAGGCGATGCAGTGCGATAGCATACAGCGCATTTACGGTTCTAAAAAGTTCTGCTGATTAACTTGCAATCTTGGTCAATGTCTTACACTCACCACATTTCAGTCAACTTCGCTACAAGCTTCAAGTCTGACATTGAAGACATTGAAGAAGCTTTTGACAAGTGGCTTGAATCATTTTCATCTGTGGATGACAGGCGACGGGCACTTCTTTCGACCGATGAATCTACTAGATCAATCGTTGAAGGAGTTATTTTTATTGGCACTGACAAATCTTCATAGCAAAACCATGAACTTTCAGTCTATTGAGTACACTGTGCCCTCTAATTGGTTGTCCGTAATAGTCAATGGCGATGAAACGTCATTTGATTATTACGATGACCCAAAAGACTACAGAGCTTACAAAACATTTTGCAAGCACGAAGTTAAGGATGCAATCGTGGAAGTTGCGAGTCAGGAGCCCTACTTTTCGCGTTCTCACGATGCAGAGCCATACGGAGTCTTGCCATGCCACGTAGCAGACTGCATCTTTCATTTTCCACTTGCTAAACAACTTGAACTTTCATGACAACCCAGCAGCCTAGTTATTGGTGCATCAGAAACATCGGAGACGTTGATCCGTTGGAGCATAGAGGTGCTTTTGTCCTAGTTGACAGAACAGGTGTCTATTCTCCAGTCTTGCTCTTGCTGGAGCAGAAAACAGATTCTACCTATAACTTTTGGGATATTCAACTTGACAGGCTGATAAAAGTTCCCCCTGCATCCGAAGGAGGAGGCTATGGCTTATCAGATAACAGGCATTGGCCAGCCAAACACTGCTGGTTTGGTGAGCCAGAGAGTTTGCAGGGTCTTGCCAGCTTTTCCGGTAGACCACCTGATAGCTTGATAGATAGTTTTCTTTCAAGTTGTCCAGTGGAGCGGGCACTTGCATACCAAAGTGCTGCAGCTTACTATGGAGTGGAGAGATTCTCTTATCCGAGCTGTCTTTCAAGAGAAAAAGCTGAAGCCTTGTGCGATACAATGCTTCATCAAATCCGACAATCACAAGGATGGCACAAAGGCTATGGAGTCACAAGCTATCATGATCAAGATTAGAGGGAGTTTCCCAAAACCAAGAGCAAGCCTTGTCAAAGCCTTGGAAAAAAGGTTTGGCGAAAAAGATGGAAAGTTAAAGCTAGCTGCTTTAATGCTTGATGCTTGGAGTATCGGTCGAAAAACGTATGTTGACGGCTATGTTTTCGCGCTGCATCGCCAGCACATACCTAATACCTGGAGGCTGGTACTCTTAAGCTTTGAAGATGAAACTAAATGCTTGACGACTGACGAAGTAAAAGTTAAATCTGTCTCAGAGCTTCTTGGCGAAAGCGAAGAAGATGTTCAACTTTTCCTTGATTCACTTGCCCAATGACTGAATCCAAAAGCTTCAAGTGGCTTCGTTCAATCCACAAGGCTACATGCTACGACAAGAAAACCGAGCTTACTTTCTCGGTAACGCAAAATCAAGACTCAAGCTCAAATGTTGATAAGTTTGCGTACAGGTGCGTGGACAGTCATCGAAGGTTGATTTTCGATAGAAAGATCAACTTTGCGACTGCACTTGTTGTAGTCAACTCTTGGGAGGGCGAAGTTGAGATTGAAGAGTATGCTCCACCAGGCAACACATTGCAGGTTGCAGGCTAAAGGGCACAGGTTCACTATCCAGCAAGTTGCGGGCAGGGCGGGTAAGTTGCCGGCCAGGCCCGCTTTTTACTGGCAAACCGGCCAGAACTTTACTGTTAAGCATTCTTTATCTTATGGCGTTTTGGCTACCTTGAGGGAGAGTTGTGTGCTATAATGGCGGTGTCGGGAAAGTTATGGCTTGCCCGGCGGCTTACCTTGCAGTTTACAGGTTACAGGCTATGGACAGCATTTTTTCTCACGCTAACAGATTGATCTGCAGCTTTGACTTTGTTAAAGTTCAGAGGATGATGGCAGCAGTTGACTGGAAGTGGGGCGGCCCTTACATGAATGGCGAGTTAGGACTTCCGACAATCGACGCGATGCAGTCGCAAGCTCATAGCTTAATCCTTGAAGCTCACCGGCTGGACTGCAACTGTTCGGCTGGCGGCTTTGAAGCTTACTGGATCCGCCAGGGACAGGTTGCAGGTTACAAAGGCAATGGCTACATCGGGCTTCGCTTCATTGGAGCCGAACTTCACTGATTCAGTTTTTAAGTTTTAACAGCAAATCTCGCAACTTTACCATGGCTACTTACAAGACCGTCCTCTTCCAGTTCAACGGTTCTTCGCGAACATTGGATCGTGGTCTTACGCTGGAGGAAGCGCAAGCAATCTGCAAGCATTCAGATTCCAGCAGCAAAACCTGCAGGGACAACTCGCGACTGGACAGATGGGGGCGGGATCGCAGCAATCCCTGGTTCATTGGTTACACCGAAGAGTGATCACCGTCAACCTTACATTGCAATCTTCACAATGGCAACCTTCATTCTGCCAACTGGCAGGCAAGTCGAGAAAGATGCAGCTTACTGCGTGAGCACAAAGGCTAGAGGCCGCTGGAGCGCAAAGTTTTTCAAGAGCTTCAAGGGTGCAGACAATGAGTTCAGGTCTGTGAGGGCGCACCTTCGCAACCCGGACATGGTTGCTTACTACGACTTGCAGGAAGTCAAACTGATCAAGCCCGAAGCTTGATTCTTAACCATCAACTTTACAGATTTCAGCAATGAGCAATCTTGTTTACGACAAAGAACTGCCTGGCTACATCGAGCCACCTTGCCCGGCTGCACCTTGCAAGCCGGAGGCGCTACCTCTCGACCACTGCCTGACGGCAGAGGCTGGAGGTTCCAACATCGAGGCGATTCTTCCTTGCACCAACTGCAAGGGAGCTGGCCACAGGCTGAAGGATGGCTTCAGCTACGACACAGAGCAGGGGGAGCGTAGATCGTTCCCTACACATTGGAAGCAGTGCCATTGCTGCAATGGAGCTGGATGGTTCCATGCTCCAAGGCCGAGCGATCTGATCAAGCAGGTTACAGGACGCAAGCCCCGCACCCTGAAGTCAAAGAGGCCGGACGATGCACGTCAATACTACGTCTGGCGACTTGCCAGATTCCATGGTGGCAAAGATGTTTGTATGCCTATGGGTGCCGAAGTGGAGGTTTCAGGCGATCCCTACAGGGATGTTCTTGACGAACTTGCAAGATTGATCGCCAAAGCTTACTTTGGCAGCGGCAACGTTGGAACTGCAAGATGGCAACAGGCTATGTACGGAAGCCACAGCTTCGATGATCTTCCGCCATACCTTGATGGCCCAGTTCATGATGGCAACAAGCCACTTGATGAAATGTTGGAGACAATGTGATGCGGGATACAGTTTGGGAAGATAAGCACAAGACTCGATGGCGGGTGATTGACGCTGCTCTCAGCCATCTTGTGCTTAAAAGTGTGAGCGGCGAGGCTCGATCAAGAATCAAGTGGGAAACACTTCTCAGGGAATACACGAGAGTTTCCTGATCACAGCTTTAAGTTTGGCGGAGTGCCGGAAACCGCCAACTATCCACCTGCCTTTTAACAGTGAAAACGATCCACGTCACAGTTAAGCTTTGCATCAGCGATCATGCGGATGCCTACGAAGTGGTAGAAGACTGTAGTTACAGTTTTGAGCATGGAGACATTCTCGAAACCGAGATTGTCAACGTTTGTGATGAAAACAATATGAACGTTTTTTGATTCTTCAACCATCAATCCTGCTAGCCTGCTATGACAAGCTCTGAATCCTGGAGAAAGCTGTTTACAGTTTCTACTGAGCTTTCCTACTTTCTGGATCATTCTTTGGCTGAAATGGAAGACCTTAAACAGTGGGGCCGCGTATCTGACAGGATCTATCGTCACTACTGTTTCCTGTGGTTGTGGAGCGCATGGCGCCAAGATTACAGGCACGATCAGTTTTATCGCAAGTTTGGGTATTTGCGCTATTGGAAGCGCATTGAAAGGGTGAAGGCCGTAGTTGAGAGGATCAGGCCGCTGAGGGTCCAGGTTCCGAGCGAACACGCTCCATTCTCACTTGGCACGTTGAACCGATGACGCAGCGAACTTGGAAGCCTGCTGGCAAGGTTGATCTTGTCGGATTGGAGGATCGACTTTCCTCCGACAAGAAGGTGGTTACAGCCTGGTTCCCAGATCGCGGAGCTTGCTACATGATTGTTGATAGCAAGTCATCTTACAGCCGCAAGCACAAGCCAAAGGTTATTTACTAATGAACACTTCCGACAAGCGCACACTCCTTCTTATGGGAAGGAGCTTCCAGCATTATGCAGCGCACCTCAAGACTTGCGGGACTCCAGAGGCCAAGATCGAACTTTCCGAAGTCAGCACAATGCTTCTTCTCTTAGACGAGGAACTTCACAGCCTGGAGACTGCAGAACAGGCTCAGGAAGAAGACACCTCAAGATGGGATGTTGTAGCCTTGGATGATGAAGGCAACTGGAAAACCCTGCTCGCAAACGTGAGCTACCACGATGCGGACAACAAGGTTGATCGTTACACCGATCAGTTTCCGCACGCAATCATTGATGTTATTCCCCACAACTCCAATGCCTGAAATCTGCATCTTTGATCCCAGCTCAAAGTATGGGAATGGTATTTACTCCTTCATGGTTCCGGGCTCTAACTCCGGGGTCCTGGTCTGCGAGTTCGGAGGTGAAACCCTGGAGGAGCTGAGGTCGCAGGGCAAAGTTTCACCAGAGGCCTTCCTGTGCCCCTGGGAGGAGGCTGAAGCTCACTGCCTGGGTCTTGCCCGCCAAAGGTACTGCAGAGGGCCTGAGAGGGTTTCCCGCGAACGTTGGTGGGAGCTGCTTGAAGCCATGCCCCCTGCGCGTTGGAGGTCACTCCCTGGTGGCGAAATCTTCATGGTTGCAGAGCCCATTGCATCCGACCTTTACAGATTTGGAGTTCGCATTGGCGAAGAATACTTCTCCATTGTTGAAGACTGCGACATTGAAGACAGCAGATTGATTGATCTTTGCAAAGCTGAGGTGCCTGGCCAATGATTGCTGAAGACTACCTGCTTTACGTTGAAGAAGATAGCGCAGACTTCACACGTCGCACTATTGCTCGCGGGATTCTTTGGGCAGACCAAAGTTGCAGGATTAGCGGCACCTTGAGTCTTGCAATCCGCAGGTCTGGTGCTGCAGGTGCAGAGACGCTAGTTTGCCATCTTATTGCTTCTGGCTTGACAACACAGGCTGAAGTTCCCAGGTTCTTGAATAAGAACAGGGAGGCAATCTTGCAGCTTCTTGAGGAAGCAAAAGCCTAGCTACAGTTTAATCGCAAACCTCGCTTTCTACCAATGAGCTTTCTGAATCTTACAGTTGTCAGCGATGATGGCTCGTACTTCTCGGCCACCAGCGCATACCTTGTTGATACAGCTACGTTCAGCGAGGAAGACCTTGAGGATTTCAACGATGGATCTGACAGCGACCGGGCGGAGATTGCAGCTGCAAACGGAATCCCGCTATCAGAAGCGTTGAGCAATAAAGGAATGAAGTTCGTAAGCTCACTGGTTATCTACTCTGGTGATCTTTACGATGAAGATGCTCCAGAGTATTGCTACTACATTCCTTGTATTACTGGCAACCGCTACATTGTTGATTGCTTGATTGTCGATAGATTTGGCAGGTTGCACCCTAAATTTCAACATGGGGTGCCAGTTGCAGTTCACACGCTGACTCCTGTTGGAGACAACACGATGATGCCATTGCCAGAGGTTGAAGGCTAAAGGTTAAAGGCCAAAGGTTCACTATCGGGCAAGTTGCGGGGTCGCGCAGAGTTTGGGGCTGTCGGGCGGTGATCTTACCGCCCTGGCGGCCCTTAGCTTATTGTTAAGGATTCCTTACCTTATGGGGAATCGGCTACTTTACGGGTCGCTTGTGTGGTATAATGGGATGGCTGGGAAAGTTGTGGCTTGCCCGGCGGTTCATCTTACAGGTTAAAGGTTATGGCTATTTACTTTGCGCAAGCGAACCTAGACGTTGCGTTTAGCAGAAACAAGCGCAAAGTGCGCAGGTTCGCCAAGCGCCACCTCCCGTTTGGGGACTTGCACGTGAGGGTTGGAACCTGCACTTGGCAGGTTTTTGCATCAAAAGACAACTTTATTGACCAGTTTGGCTATTCAATGATCTACGACCTGGATCAAAGGTTAGTTTTTCGGCCAGACCTTTCTGTAGTTCGTACCATGCGCTTCTAATCTTGAAGTTTGCAGGAGTTCCCGAAACCTGCAATGTAAACTTTGCTTTTTAATGCTATGGCAGTCCACTCTCAATCAGCCTACAGCCTGCAGTTTCTGGTAACACTGCCAGGAGGTTCAACGCAGTGGGTGACGCACTGCCAGACAAGTTCAGAGAGTGAGGCGTGGGATCTTCTCTCGTTGTTCGAGAGGGCTTACAGCTCAAAGCGTTGGAGGTGGATTCTCCAAGCGCAAGACTCACAGTTCAGTCATGTGAGGCCTGACAATACGCCTACAGTTTGCTGATAGGCATAGATTGAAGTTTGCAAGAGTTCCTGAAACCTGCAATGTAAACCCTGACCTAAAAGCCATGACGCTAGCAAATGCTCTTCAAAGTTGCACCACAAACCTTGAGTGGCGCAGTTCGTCATTGTGGGCTACACCGCACCCGAACGATCTTTATAGCAGCGAGATAATAACTTTTGCCGCAGCCGGGCGAACGGAAGTCTGCAGTTTTCACATTAGCAGAATGAAGTTGATACTTTGTAGGAAGACTTGGTGCAGCTGGCAAGAGACCCCTGCTGTTACATACTACAGCATGGGAGAGTTCACGGAGCCAATCGCAAGCTCACTGGCTTCGCTTGAGGGGCAAGCAAGCAAGATAAAAGAATACGCAGATTACATTATCAATGGATTCAGGAAATACGGCAACCTTGGCCATTGTCCATCTTTCGAGATTATTGATGATGTAGACGAGAACTTCAATCCTATCTGAAGGTTTAATCACACATTGCTTTTTAAGCTATGACTACCACGCTGGAAACTTCAACTTACGCGCTCCCTATCACAAGGGAGCAGTTTCAACAGTTCTTCGGCTGCGAGCCGCAGGATGTACGGGCAGAGCTTAAAGCCTGCGGGCCGTGGCACATACCTCACACCCTGAAGGCTCCGGCCATCAGGCGACACTGGGAGGGTGAAGGCTCTTTGAGACACGTTGCGGCAATGACCTTCTACGGAAGGCGCAGTCTTTACAAGTTGAGCCAGGACGGTTACTGGCTGGAAGGCCGGTGCAAGATTGAGGGAAAAGAGGTGTCTGCTTACACCTCTGACATCATGGTAGAGGTTGAGGGAAGCCTCTACACGGTCGAAGTTATCAGCGTGAGGTCTTGAAGTGAAGTTTGAAGATTTCAGCTCCCTGCCTTCTTTCAGGCAGGTGAGGTTTGCAGGCCAAAGGGTGACCGTCGAGAGGACGGCAGCGAGCCCAACGGGGTTTGTTGTTACAGGCTGGGAGCAAGGGCTTCCGGTTGCAAGGAGGCCCGTTCCAGCTTCAGTTGTCAGAAAGATGCTGAGGCTTTATCCTCACACCTTGAACTAATGGAGTCTCCTCCTCTTTCCAAGGTCCTTGCTGAAAGCGAAGACTCAAAGCTTCTAGCTTCAAAGCTGAAGTTTTTTCCTCACGTTGCAGTGTCAACTGCAACGCTTGCAGGTCACTCTTCACTCTATGTAAGAGTGAGCCTTGATCATAGAGATCAGTGGGTAAATGGTATCTACTTTAATAGTAGGTATTCGATCTTTACCATCAGGGATGGAAAGATTGAACAGGTAGCGAGGTACGGCCTCGCAAAGTTCCGCAAGTCAAAGATTAAAAGCCTTGACGATGTGGCTTCCAAGTTAAAGAAATGGTTTGACGGTCATTGAAGATGGATTTCAAAGAGTTCATTGATTGGTGTCTGGATCTTATGACAGCAATCGTGCTGGACATAGGTGACATCTTGATTGAGTCGATTGATCCCTATTGCAGGTTTTCTCCTGCGTGGTGGGTTGCATCTTGCGTCGGAGGATGGGAGATTGCAACATGCGAGTTCTTCAGGTTCAAGGCTGCGGCCTGGTATCAAAGTATGAGGAAGTTCAAAGGTAAGAGGTACTACCGTAGGCGCAAGATTGCGTGGATGACTTATTGCTTCTTCTTTGATAAGGAGCAAGAGTTTGCAGAGAGCTTTGCTGAACTTGGCTGGGTACGCCAGGATCTCGAATAGTACACCTTCAACCTTCAGTCTTCAATCTTCAACCTTCAACCTTCAATTAACAATGATCAAGATTTTCGGCAAGAAGTTCGCGGGTTCCAACAGGGAAGCTGTTTCGTCGTTGTTCCAGGAGGATGGAACGGTCATTGGATTTTACAGGAGGCACAAGAGGAGTATCAGGTTCTTTGATCTGAACCTAAATCCTATTGCCTTTTGTAACCAGCATGGGGTGGTGGGCAATGCTTACAGGTTAAAGCCTGATGGTGAAACTTATTACCAGGGAGGTCTCCCAGAAAATCATGTACTTTACTCTAAGGAGATTGGATTGAGGGCGATGATCGAGGAGGTCGAGGGTTTGGCCGTGGGACGTGACAGGAAGGGACTGTACTTTATGTGAATAAAGTAGTTCAATCCTATTACCAATCTTATCACTTTAGAAGCCATGGCTCAGTATTTTGAGATTGAAACTTACAGCAGGGACTTTGGATGGAGCACTAACCCAGATTTTCTGGGAAGGTTAAAGGATGTAGATGACAACTTATTTTCTTCAAGGGAGGAGGCTGATGAAGCAGTGAGAAGTCTTGTGGAAGCTGGTTTCCCTGAGGGCAGCTTAAGGGTTATTGAATGTTAAACGTTGAATAACTAAATAGTGTCTCTTGTAGGCTGGTGGTTACTCCACTAGCCTTTTTTATTGTTTGATGGAGGTTACAGGTTAGGGATTAAATGATAAAGGGTGTGCTAGTGTGGGGACGAAGTTAATGTCTGTCGATGATGGATCGAACGAATTTTGATGATCTCCATGATGAAGGTAAAAGAATTGAAGATGAACTAAATGGTTTTGATTTTACTTTGAATGATGATGATGATAGTATTGATGATCTTGATTCTTCTAGTTTGAACGAATACGGTGAAGTTGAAGATGATGAAATAGTAGATACTGATGATGTATCTATGGGAAATGTTGAAGAACAAAACCCTATTACTCACACTACCCAAAGTTCACCCTTCTCACTACAAACTCACACTACTAACCCTCTCCCTAAACTTAAGTCCTCGTGGCTTAAAAGATCGTATCTTGCTCCTAATGAAACTGATAAAGAGTTTGAACTCTTCAAAATCTTCTGCAGGAATCCAGGGGGGAGGTCAATGGATTATATCTCTAGGCTATCGCACATACAACCATCCGCACTAAACAGGATTGCAAAGAAGAACAACTGGAAGCGTAGATCATCTGACTACGATACTGCAGAACTTGCAGCAAAAGTACAACAGGCTGAAAATTCAAGACACGATGAGCATGTTCGTAAGTTAGACAGGTATCGTGAGGAGCAAGAAGCTTTAGGTCAACAGATTACATCAAATGCTGCACGTATAGCGCTTCTTGCAAACTCTACACTTGCAAAACTTCTAGACCAAGAAGCTGTCTTGGGGATTAGGGATCTACCTGCAATGTTGAATGCAGCAGCCAAGTTAGCAGAGGTTGGGAAGAACCTTCAAAGCTCTGCACTTGGAGTTGACAACTTGCTTGCTGCTCTTGAAGAGGGTGAAGATTGAACCCTCAGACATGGCTGTTCCCTCCCTGGTGGGGCTGTTCACAGGGGCCAACGGCCTCCCGGCGGGCCACTCCGTGGAGGTGACAGTGAAGGTGAATAGAGAGAACGTCAAAACAGCCCAGTCATACCAAGGAGTTTCAAGGATGTAGGTTCGCAATCGAGTCTTGTCGATTTCAAAGGCTGCTGCGATGCGTGGTAGGGTTTACTGGGGTGGTACTTCCACCAAACACCTTGCTACGACTGGATTCTGTGGAAAAACCTGTGGAAAACGCCAATTTGGGGGTTTTTGAGCAAAGTTTGGATCCTTCATCTTTGATTTTCCATGATGATGAAGAGAGCATGTACGCCTTTCTTTTTAAGAAAGGGATCGAAGCTGTGGTGTTTCAGGTTGCAACCAAAACGTTACAGCACAAGGATCTTACGATTTTAATGATCTACATTATTCATGCAAGTTGGAGAAATGGACGTTGCAGATTGACCACCGCAAGGGTTGCAGAAATGATGGGACATAAAATAGAGACCATCTATCCGTCAGTTAAAAGGCTGAAAAAAGCGCGCTTACTTGTTCCAATTAAAGATTCAAAGACTGGCGAAAAGCTTCATTTAATCAATCCTTTCTTGCTAAAGGCTGGATCTGGAAGGGTCAGAGGAGCAATGATTAAAGCATTCAATGATGCACTTCGGAACAATGGCAATCCAGTTTTGACCACAAATGAAGACTTTGATGGCTGAGAGTCGCAGGCCGTGGCCATTCATCTTCCCTGGTGGACGCTGCAGTTTTGGCCATTCACCATGGGCCATTCACATTAAGCCATTCACTTTATAGGTTGTAGTTTATGGGTTGTAGCTTGGAGACTGTGGGTTGCAAGTTGCGACATTCACATTCACGCATTCACATTGGGCCATTCACATTGAAGCATTCACATTGAAGGTTTTATGTTAAAGATTACAGGTTAAAGGCGAATGCAAAAGGCGGGATCATAGAGATTGCAGGTTGCAGGTTAAATGCAACAGGTTGCAGGCT